CATTCGATTTCTCCAGTTTTGCTACTTCAGCAGCGTATTGCTGCGGGGTCAGTCCATACTTCTTTGCCAACGCAACTTGCGTAGGGGTTAGTTGTACTTTTCGTGCGCCCGTTGAACGAGTCGCTGGGGCAACAACCGAGGTAGGTCGCTTGGAGCCATCGCCGGATTTTGGCTTGTCTTCGTCCCGGCCGAACACTTCGGGGAACGTCGACTTCATGCGAGCATCAATGCGCTCGAAGTAATCGTCAGAGCGGGGATCAACCCCCGAGTTCACTAGCTTTTGGTGCAGCCCTAGTGCGAAGCTGGTAACTTCCTCGTACCCCGGTGAACCGAACCACTGGTTTTTTGCCTGCCAGCGGACAGTCTTATCGTCCAGTTCCTGACGGGGTACTTGCGTTTGCTGAGTTTGTACCGCAGTTTCTTCGACTTGTAAAGGGGCGGGCCTGAAATTTTTTGCAGCCTGCACCTTCATCTTGGCATCCATCAGGGCATCCTGTGCCGCAATGACGCCGTCTGTGTCAAACGCTTCGGTCGCTTCCTTGAGTTGGCGCTTGGCCTTCTCGACTTCGGTCTCGGCCAACGACAGCTGGGAGGCTGCGTACTGCTCGGTGCCGCTGTTGACGTATTGCTTGAGGCGGTTGTTCTCGGCAACCATGTGCTGCGCAAGGCGTTCGAGCTCCTGCTTCTCGCGCAACAGGGCTTCCTTGGCCCGGCGCTCGTCGTGACGTGCGTGGGTCAGCTCCTTGATGCGCTTCTTGACGCCGTCCGAGTACTGGTCGATCTCATCATCTGTGGGATCAGCCACTTCACGGTCCAGCGGCTTGCGGCCACGGTCCTTTTCCGGGGTGTCGTCAACGATCTCGATCTCGACATCACTGTCTGTAGAGACGCTCACATCAAGATCAGTGTCCTGATCTTGTTTATCGGTGACGGTGTCGTCATCCTGCTCGTCTGGGAACTTGTATCCAGCCATTTCTACTCCTTATGCGCGGGTCAAACCGCGTGGGTCTTGCACAACACACTCCACCTGATCGTCGTTCAAGATGCGGAACTCTTTGCCGAAAATCTTGAAGCGCGTACCGGTGTAGGTACGTACGAGCACAAAATCACCTTCCTTGCACCATGCACCTGATGGGAACTTGGCGGTGTCTTTGTACGCGTCTGGTCCGACCCGCAGCACGAACAGCACCGTGGTGGCGTGTTCTTCGGCTCGCATGGTCGCAGCATCTCGAACAAGGTCGAGGGTCGTGCCAGCAATCTTTTCGTCGACTTCTGGGACAACACACAGCAGCTTGTACCCGGTGGGCACTGGTAGCGCTGATGCTTTGGTTTCGTTGTCAGCCTCGGCCTCGGGGGACTCGATGGGCTGGATGTGCTTTGGCAGGCTGATGCCCGGTGGCAGAATGATTTCACTCATCTGATTGCTCTACTTTCTCTACAAGGTCGAGGAGATGACGCTCTGCAACCGCCAGACCTTGAATTAGGCCGCAGAGTTTTTGGTATTCGTCAAAAGAGCGGCATGCCCCACCCGCCAAGTCATCGGCGTAGTTGTTCATGTCGGTGCGTAATTTCTCGCGCAATACGCGTGCGAAGTCGGAGATCATTTGGTTGGCTTACCTCTTGGTGGCTGTGCGTTGGCACGGGACTGGGCAGCGGCTTGCTGCTTGCTTTTTGCGATGTCGATGCCCATGCGGACACCTTCTCGTTCTTGGTCGGCCTGCAGCTTCTTCTCTGCTTGCGTGGCCTGCTGGCCAGCCTTGAAGCCGTCCAGTTGCATCTTGCCTTCCAGCGCTTGTTTCTTGAGCTCCAGCTCGTCGGCCTTGGTCGACGCGTCGATCTGCAGCTTCTTCTCTTTGAGCGCCAGCTCGCCTTGCTTGATCTGCAGCTCCTGCTGTTGCATCTGCACCACGGGGTCTTGCTGTTGCTGCTGGGCTTGCTGCTGAGCGGCTTGGGCTTGGTTCTGCTGGAGCACCTGCTGCGCGGCTTGAGCCATCATGCCCGACAGTGCGATCTCGATCTGGGGTGGCAGCTGCTCGCCTTCTGGAGGCAACGACATGCCCAACTGCTGCTCGATCTTCTGGCGGTACGCAAAGCCGGTGTGCTCGGCAATGTGCGCCATCATGGCTGCCTGCATCGCTTGTGCGCGAGGGTTCTGCCCGATCAACTGCATGATGACGGGGTCCTGCATCGCCGCCATGTGCACCTGAATGTGCGCTTGGTGGTCTTGGTACTGGAACGCTTTTACGGGTTTACCCTTAAGCACGTTCTGGTTCTCCGACACAGGGTCGGTGGGCTTTTGGTCTTCCTCCAGCGGCACCAGCTTCTCGGCATTCTTGATGCCCAGCACCTCCAGCATGCCACGGTGCAGCTTGGGCAGGTCGTAAATGTCCGGGGCCCCTTGGGCCAGCTGGATCACCGCTTGGTACTGCACCACGCGCTGGGAGAGAGTGGCCGCGTTCGGGTCGCTCACAGGCATGATGTCCACGTGGCGGTAGTCGCCGCGCTTGGCCCGTGGGCCCTCTTCGCCGTCGGGCTCGTAGGTGTACTCGTCGTCCGTGTAGTCGCGGATGATGGCAGCCAGCAGCTGCAGTTCTTGCTTGAGGGAGAAGTGCACCCGGGCCTGCACAGCCGTCATGACCTTCAGCTGGCGCTCAAGCAACGCAAGGGTCGAGCCCACAGGCGCGTTCGCGCTCATGTCGCTGACCTTCATGTCGGCCGTTGAAGCGAACCGGCGGCCTTCCTCGACCACGGTGTTCAGCAAGTTGTACAGGGTCTGGCTTGGGTCTTTGTAAGGCAGCGGCAGGATGTTGTCGCGGATGGCACCGGAGCCCACGTCCACGTCGCGCCACTCGCCCGGGGCGATCGGGGTGTCGTCACCCTTGATGCGCAGACCACGGGACTTCAGGCCGCCCGGCAAGTTGGACAGTGTGCCCGCGTCGATCAACTGACGCATCAAGCTGGTGGCCGAGTTGGCGAAGCCACCGATCAGGTGGAACAGACCAAAGCCGTAGGCACCAAAGCCGGGGATGTACTGATAGTGCACGAAGTGCTGGCGCTTCAAATGCAGGTCGTCGTTCTCGTCCCAGTTGCGGCGGATGGCCAGCACGGTGTTTGTGCCCCGGATGAACGTGACCACGTACGGCAGCGCGATGCCCGCCACCTCACCGTCGTCCTTTTTCTCGCACAGCGGGTCGCCCTTGAGCACCAAGTCCACGTGGCTCTCATACAGGGTGTAGCGCTCGTCGTTCAGGTCAGCGAAACCTGTTTCTTTGTCCTTGGCCTTGTTGATCTCGTCGATCGCCTTGTCCGGGGAACCGATGTCCACGTCGCGGTAGAAGCCTGCCTGCTGGAGCTTCTTGATCTCGTTCTCGGTCTTGCGCATGACGTGTGTCACGCGGTAGCAAGTCTGGATGTCCGAGGTGCCGTACGGCAGCAAGATGTCCTCGGCCGGGATGAACACGGACGTCTGACGGCCAAGGTTCGGGTCGAAATACACCTTCTTGAACGCCGAGCCGGTGGCCGGGAGGCTCCACAGCATGCGCTCGTGCTCAGGGCGGAACTCCTGCATGACCTCGGTGAGCTGGAAGTTCATGTCTTCCTGCACCCGCATCGCTGCGTCTTTCTTCTCGGGGGTCTCTTTACCCACGATCTTCGTGCGCACCGGGCCCATGGCCGGGAAGGTCTCTGTGATGGTCTCGCTTTGGAAGCGCACGACGGCTTCTGTAATCATGGGGTGGAACACGCCCGACGCGCCGTCCCATGGCTCTGTGCGCTCCTCGATCTGCAGGCCCAGCAGCTTCAGGCCCGTGACGTACGCCTTCTCCCACTCCTTGCGTGAGTTGCGGTCGTTGTCGATGTCGCTGGACAACTCACTGGCCGTGCTGGAAATCTCACCGTCGGGCAGGTAGTCGGCCAAGTTGGCGTCAAAGTCGTCAATGCTGGGCTTGCCCGGCTCGATCTCAAGCTCCATGTCTCCTGCTTGGATGCTCACGGACTCGGGGTCCACGATCTCAATCTCGATCGGCTCCTCTGCTTCACCAAGGGCGTCGATGCCTGTCGGCTGTTGGAAGAGTGCTTTGTCAATGTTCGTGGCCATGTGTCAATCTTTCAATAGTACGCCGCCCGGCGGCGGGTGTAGGAGCGGTCTTCTTTCTCGTCTGAGTCGAGCGTGATGAAGCCGCCTTGCCTGAATCGAAGCAGCGCTTGGGTGGTCGTGTCCACGAAGTCATCGTGCTCCCCGACAGGGAACGCCGCCATTTCCTCGATCACTTCCCGGGCCCAGCGTGTGTCCGGTGCCCAGACTTTACCCGAACTGAACAAATCCGCAACAGCGTTCAGACGCACCAGTTTGTCGTTGCCCCGGCTGGGGCTGAACTCTTGGACCGGGATGCCCGTGGCCCGCAGCTCTTGGATCAGCGGCGCTCCGGCCGCCTTCTTCTCCACGATGAACGCGTCTGGCTCCCACTCTTTGTAGTGCTTGAGCGCGGTCTGCTTGAGGTCCGGGAAGGTCATGCGGTCCTTGAACGCATCCAGCAGGATCACCTGCGGCGCGTCGCCCTCTTCCTCGTTGTAGAACACGCCCCACGTCGTGCAAGCCGAGTAGTCGGAGTTGTTCTTCACTTCAAAGGCCGTGTCCCAGCTCTGGATCACGTAGTCGCAGCGCGGCGGGTCCTCGCCCGGCCAGATGCGCCACATCTTCCTGCTCACGATCGCACTGTTCTCGGCCGTGGGCTGCTGCATGTACTGGGCGTTCCAATACTTGGGGTCCAGCGCAGCCTTTGTCGACTTGAGGGTGGCCAGCGGCCACTGCTCGGGCCACAGCGATTTCTCGTTCTCGGTGTCCTCATGCAAGATGGCCGGAAGCTCGACGATCTCCCATGGCTCGGCCTCGGGATTCTTGGCCTGATACGTTATCAAGCGCCCAGTCAGGTCCAGCAGCGACCACCGCGTCATGATGACTATGATCGCCCCGCCCGGCATCAAGCGCTGGAGCGGGCCCGTCTGGAACCACGACCACGCCGTGTCAAAAGCCAAGCGACTGTTGGTCTTCACGTCCTGTTCAGAGTGCGGATCGTCAATTACGAACAGGTCAGCACCACGGCCAGCAAGAGCGCCGCCAACACCAGCCGCGTAATACTGACCGCCGGAGCTTGTGGACCACTTGCCAGCAGCCTTCTGGTCGTCTGCCACCATGGTTTGAGGAAAAATCTCACGGTACTCCTCCGTGTCCAGCAAGTTACGGATACGCCTGCCGAAGTCTTCCGACAAACCGGCCGTGTGCGTGCCCATGATGATCTTTTTCTGGGGGTACTTGCCCAAAAAATAGGCCGGGAAGAGGTAGGAGCTGAACTCCGACTTGCCCATACGGGGCGCGATGTTGATGATGACACGCTTTTTTCTCCCCTCGATCACGTCCGTGAAGATTTTGGCCAGCTTGCGGTGGTGGGGCCCGATCTTGAAGCCCGGGTAGACCGAAGAAGCGAACCCGAGCATGTTGTCTTGGGCCGCCGTCAGGCGTGTTCTGCGCTCTCGCGCCTCCAAATCGTCGAGCAGCTCCATCTTCTCCTTGATGGACATCGTCGGCAGTGCGCGTTCGAGCGCCTCCAACTCACGCTTGGTCAGCGACGTCAGTTTCTGGAGGTTCATCTGGGATCAGATTGAAAGAGGAGCCGTTCTCCGGCATGTCGTCTGTGCTGGTGGCCACGTCAATCACGTCAATGACCCCCATGAACTTGGCCAGCTTGTCCTTGATGCGCTGCTCGATCTCAGCGTCGGACATTTCCGCCTGCTTGACCTCGATCTTGTCGGTGAACAGGCCCACTTCCGTGACCTTGCCCAACAGACCGAGCGCTTTGAGCCGGATGTTGGCGTTGGGGTTTTGCGTCTCCTCCACCAGCTTGGCCACCGTGTAGCCCCTGAGCTCCTTGGCCTGCTCGATGAACTCCCAGTCGTACGCGGTCAGCATGCCTGTGATGTGGCGCACAGCTTCTGGCGTCTTGAGTTGCACCAGCGCAGCTTTTTGCTCCACGGTGTCGGTGTTCGTGGTGAGCGCTTTGAACGCCCGCCGGGCGTCGGCCTTCTCCAGCTCGTCGATCACTTCGTCATCTGGCGGCGCACCCAGCTCCTGCAGCCAACTGGCTGTGGATACCTGCGCGGCCAAGACTTCTCCCGGCTCAGCGTCAGCCAGCTTCAAGATGTCTCCGGGCGGTGATGTCTCCGGATTGAATTGCACCAAGTGATCGAACATATTTGCGTAGGCAGCCAAAAAGGCTTGAAACCTCGATGGGCGTAATGTACACTGGATTTCGCCAGCGGTGCAAGCTGTTGGTTTTCTCCGAGGTATTTGTTGTGAAATTTGTACCCCCGCGCTCACAAGGCCCGGGGGTTTTTTATGGTAGCCGGGTGTCCAGAGTTTGACAGAGATTCTTGGAAAATTTTATAAAATTAGTACGGGGGTACTAGTATGTTGTGGTGGGGGTGGTGTTTGTCAAGGGTTTTACAAAATGCTGTGTGCGGTTGTGGAACAGTGTTCATGTCATGTCGCCATGCCGCCTCGATATATGGGACATGCCCCGGTGGTGGGGTCTAAGGTTCTCGCTTCTCCCTCTGAGATACTACCAAAAACCCCGTTGTGGTAAAATAGAGTTGTCGTTGGGGATTGGCCCTTGCGACATTCACAACCTTTAGGAGTTAGCATCATGAACACATCTATCAACACAGTCGCTGCACGTTACGCATCGTTCCTCAAAGCAGGCACCAGCTACGGCGATGCCCTCAAGCAAGCCGCTGCTGAGTTCGCGGGAACACCGTGTTCCCAACTGTTGGCCGCGCTGGCCAAAGTGCATGCCGCGCACTTCAAGTGCAACGTATCGTGGAGCGCATCGGGCGCTGCTCAGTTCTTTGACGGCGCTGAGTACTCACGCGACACGCGCCATGATGCTGCTCGTATGTCTTGGGCACGCAACGTGATGATCCACTTCAAGTCTGGCGACACAACACGTCAGCACAAGCCAGTCGATGCGGTGGCCAAGCTCGCCAAAGCCTACGCTGGTCTGACTGCTGCACAAAAGCGCCGTTTCTTGGCCATGCTTTGAGCGGGTGGCTTCGCCGCTGTTCCGTTTACTGTCAAACGCAACCTATCGGGCACACAAACCCGATAGGCACAGGCTATTCACAATCAACCCGCTGCGCCCGATAGGCGCACGCTATCACTCTGGGAACACAGTGTTCCCACACTCAGGAGAATCAACCATGACACATCGCAACCGTTACACCATCGACATCAAGACAACCGAACGCGCCAAGCTCCGCGCCCTGCGTGAAGACTTCGTGCGGCTCGCTGAGGACAAAGCCTACAAGCGCAAGGTCATCGAAGAGGCGCGAGCCCGTGACGCTGCGTGGGACACATACAAGGCCGACACTCGCCAGCTCCGCTTCAAATGACTTGGCCCATCGCTGGGAACACCGTGTTCCCAGCAACACGTTGTGGAGAAACTATGCAAAAAACGCATACCCACCTGATCCTAGCGATTACAACGGCGTGGACATCGCGTGGACGTCCCGTAACCCGCATGGATACTAGCGTCCAACGTCCACTGTCCAGAACACTACTATATATAAATAGAGATTTAGATAGGTATGTATATATGTGCGTGCAAGTGGACAAGATTTACCCCGAAGGTTTCCCCAGCCTTGTTCTCTCAGAATTTGATAGACATGTGGGTCAGCACCCCTCGCAACCCGCATAAACAGGGGCTTTGCACTGTCCCACAGTACTGTCCACTTGCATGTATTCGGTGGACAAAATACAATCTCGTTACATCATCTTTGGAGATTCACCATGTCAGACCACTACCTTGCACCTGCACCGGGCACCAAAGCGGCCATGTGCGCCGTGTGCAAACAGATCAAACCGCTGGCCGAGTTCAAGCGAGACCTGTCCCGAGCACAGGCCAGAGCGAGGGGCTACTCAGGCAACGCAAGCGTGGAGATCGAGTCATCCATGTGCAAGCTGTGCCAACCCCGCGCCAAACCCCTCAGAGAACTGACGGCCAAGGAGATTCACAACCGCGTCAGCGCCGGGGACTTGTACGCACCGTGGGGCACTGAAGAGCTGCGCCGACGCAGCAGAAAGGCCAACATCAACCGGCGCATGGCGGCCAGTGCTGCATGGAAGGCGGCCAAGACCAAGCCGTGGGGCGAGGTCATAGGGGGTTTGCGCTCTGAGTTGGCTGCCATCCAGCAACAAGAGAAGCACGCCAAGAAGACACGGCCGGGCATGGACCTTACATTCTTCTTGGAATACAAGCTGCTGCTCACCCAACTGCGCGAGCGTATGAAGTTCGACTGCAACGCCAAGGGAATCGCGCCCAAGTTCTTGGATTGGGAACCGCACGTCACATGGGAAGAGCGCATCCGCATGAAGCGACTGTGGGAGACACTGCCCAGTGAGTACCGCCAGCGTGCCCGACTGCCCGGCTTGGCCACATGGGTGCCGCCATCTAAGGATCGTGTACCGCCCAAGGTGTCATCACTGGCCAAGGACGGTAGCCCCAAGGCTCGACTCGAACGGGTCAAGGCCATGCGAGAGGCTGGCGTGCCCATGCCGCCGCCTCCACCCATCATCCACGTGCCCGAGATACCCCTCCCAAGCATGCCTGAGTCCGACCCAAGTTGGTGGGACAACCTTTGAACAACAGCATCTGGGAACACCGTGTTCCCAATCCGCTGCCAGTCGGTCACTGGCAAACATCTTATGGAGAGCAATCATGACAAACATCAACCAACCCATCACAATGGACGACGACAAGCAACCAACCCCACCCGAGCCACAACACCACGTGGCCCACTCGTGGGTCAACCTGTTCCTCGAAGCCGTGACCAAGCACATCGACATGCTGGTCGAGACCAAGTTCAACGCCATGGTGGAGAACAGACGCGCACTGACCCTCATGGACCAAGCGCTGGAGCTGATGATCGCCCAGAGGATCGAGACCGCAGTTGAGCAGGCCATCACCAGCCACGAGGACAACGAAGAGCACCACACCCAAGAAACCATCGAGCAGATGGCCGCAGACACAGCACGCGCCACACTGACCGAGTACGCCCGCATCCAACAAGGCTGGGTCACAGAGGACGAGGTCAAGGACATCATCACCCAGCATGTGGACGAGGAGATCGACGGTATCGACTGGGAAGACAAGGTCAAGGACGTGCTGCGCGACATGCTGTAACAACCGAAGGAGAAGCATATGAACGAAGGCTATGAGTGGCGCATGTTCCAGCCTGTAAGGGACGCAGAACATCTGCGAATCCACTACCTGTACCCAAACGGCAGCACATCGGCTGGGTTTGTTGAGCAACGTGACAAAGGAAAAGAGGGCCTGCGCAGGCGGGTCGAGTACTTCGTGACAAGCAACGATGGGCCTGCCCGCATCCACGACCAACCCGTGGCAACGCTTGCCGAGGGTATGAACATCATCGAGTGGCTCGTAAGAGAAAGAAAGGATCAATCAAATGCCTAAATACACCGGCCCAGCCAAGCCCATCCCCACGCACAGAGAGAGCATCAGCGACAAGGCTGAGCTCATCATCTTTGCGCTGTTCGCCATCTTCATGGTGGTGTTTTTACTTTTGGAGTGAGACATGACAACCGAGACAAAACCAAAGATCACCCTCACATGGGAAGAACGACAGGCCCTGCCTGTCATACAGAAGCTACTCCAGCGCAAGCCCGAGGCGTTTGAGCTACTCATGAAGGACATGACCAAGCAAGCTGCTGCCAACGTGCTGCTGAGCGCAAAGAAAGAGATGCAGGACCTGCACCTCATGGCCCAAGCACTCGTCGCTGCGTCAGTAATCATTGCGAAGATGGATCAACCAAAGGAGAGCAACCATGACAACTGAAATCGAAACAGAACAGACCGAGTTCATCTATGAAGACTTGAGCCCCAAGGCCAAGGAGAAAGCGCTCATGTGGTTCAGCGAAACGCTGGACTACGAATGGTGGGACTGCACGTACGCCAGCGCCAAGGAAGATGGCAAGGCCAAGGGCTTCGACATCGAGGACATACGCTTCTCAGGCTTCTGGTCACAAGGCGATGGCGCGTCGTGGACAGGGCGCGTGCACCTCAAACACTTTCTTGAGCACCACTTGAAGGAAGACAACCCCGACCATCATCGGTACTTTGTTTTGCAAGCGCTGCTTGACGAGGGCTGGGTGGAGAAGTACGTCAACATCACGCGCTACGGGTTTCATTACGTGCACTCGCAGACAATGCGCCTTGACAGTACAGACTTCGGCGCTGTGGACCAGCTTGACGAAGGCAGTGAACAACGCTTGCAGTACGACGGGCCACTGCAACGCGCCGATGTGTACCAGTTGTGGAAAGGTATCGACGGCGAGTACCTGATCGAAGACTTGGAGGAGTGGGTCATCGAGGAGGCACGCGAGTTCGCTGACAAAATCTACGCAGACCTTGAGGCTGAGCACGAGCACCTCACCAGTGAGGAGTCGCTGATCGAGGGCGCTTACGCCAACGGCTGGCGCTTCGACGAGGATGGCGTCCTTGTATAAGGAACAGTCATCATTCTTTCTGGGAACAACGTGTTCCCATTTTTTACCAACCAAAGGAGTTTCAACCATGGGTTACAGATCAGACATTGCATACGTCATTCACTTCGACACCATCGAGCACCGCGACAACTTCGTCACGCTCATGCACGCCAAGAACGACCCGCACACCAACACGGTGCTCAGCGAAGTTCAGTACAAGTACGGCGAACACCCAATCATCACCTTCTATCAAGAGGGGTGGAAGTGGTATGAATCGTATCCAGAAGTGCAGGCCCATGACGTACTGATGCGCGATGCCGAGAAGCTTTTCGGTGCCGAGTGGCGCTTCGTGCGCGTGGGGGAAGACAACGACGACCTACAAATAGAATCGGGTGGCGAAGGCCACTACGACCTGTGGGAATACGTAGACCCCGTGCGCAGCATCCGCGTAGACTTTCCTGCACCAGACGCCGAGTAATTTTCATCACCAACCAAAGGAGTTTCAACCATGTTCTCATCATCCATTTACAACCTTCCAACCATCAACGACTTCGAGTCAGCGCACGAGTGGTTTACCCAGACGCCCAAGCCATTCACACGCAAGGGTCAGTGGAACGACAACCAGCGCCCACTCAAGGACACACGCTCGTGGCACTATCGCATCGAGCAGGGACGTGGCGGCGAGTACTACGACGTCATGCTGTACACCACGGCCATGGCGCGTTTCTATGCACCAACACCAGACGGACGGCGCGTGATGTACACATCGCACAACAGCAACACATCCAAGCAATTCATGCGCAACGTCACACGGCACAGCACCTTGATGCACATGGACACCACGGACAATCAAACGGTGGCCGTGCCTGTGCCAGCCAAAGACTGCATACATGAAGATGGCCGCGAGTTCAGCGCCAGCTTGTGGTTCGACAACAGCCCACGCAAACGCCTCGTCGTAGAGCAGTCAGCACACACGCCGATGTACACGCACAAGGTGGGCAAGAGCGACAAGGAGACACGCAACCACATCAAGGCGCTGTGTGAGCCCTACATCACGCTGGCTTGCATGCGCATGGGGGACTGGCGGCGCATAGAGTTCATCGACGAAGACATGCTTATCCCATTCAGGGGTGGAGTTGATGTTACTTGGGCGCAGCGCGACGCGCTGCGCTGCATGACACAGGGCAGCGCTCTGGGGCAGGACTACATCAACGCGTTCATGACGCTGGCCGAGAAGGTCTACGACTACGAGGCCACCAAGCTGTACTACAAAGCCGAGCACAACTCTGAGCAACCTGTTACAGAGAAGGTTCTGGCTGACGGGTTGTGGAGAGTGATCGTGCGTGAGACCTATGCGCTCAAGCGCAAGTCTGCGGCTGTGCCGCTGCCCCAGTTCATGAACATCATGGACTTCCCACGCACAACGGCCACGCCGTTCGCATAAATTTTTACAGAAAGGAGTTGTCAAACACTAGACATTTACGATACACTATCAAACCACAAGCCGGGAACACGGTGTTCCCGCAAACCTTTTCTTTCATCACAGGAGTTTTCAATCATGAATAACATGCTTTCTTTCACACAAGTTCTCAACCTCATCGCCGCAGTGGGCGACAAGCGTACCGTCATCGTCGAGGGCGAGAATGGTATCGGCAAGACCGCGCTGTTCCATGCGCTCAAGAAGCACCCCAAGTTCGCAGACCACATCGCTGTGGACCCTGTTGACTGCACACAGCTGAGCGATGGCTCGGTGTGGATGCCTGACCTCGACCGCGAGAATGGCGTCTCTCGTGAGCTGCCTAACGAGCGCTTCGGTGTCAGCAAGGTCAATCAACTCGGGGTCAATGATGCCAAGCCCATCATGGTGTTCCTCGACGAGATCGCCAAGGCTCCGCAGTTCATCAAGAACGTGCTTGCTCCGATCATCTACGAGCGCCGTGTCGGCAACTATCACATGCCCGAGGGCAGCGTTGTGTTCTGCGCTACCAACCTTGCAGTCGAGGGTCTGGGCGATAGCATCCAAGCGCACCTGCGCAACCGTCTCGTGTTCGTCAAGATGCGCAAGCCCACGGCTGGCGAGTGGGTGCAGTGGGCCATCGACAAGGGTGTCAACGCCTCTGTGATTGCATTCGTCAACAGCTACGCTCAGGTCATGGACTCGTTCCTCGACTACGAGAAGGGTGGCAAGCATGAGGGCAAGCAGCAAGACAAGGACAACGGCTACATCTTCAACCCTCGCAGCATGTCTCTGGCCTACGCTACGCCGCGCAGCTTGGTTGCAGCGGGTGACGTGCTTGACTCAGGTGACGGTGTGCTCGACGACGAGACGCTTGAGGCTGCGCTCGTGGGTACTGTGGGTGCGACGACTGCCGAGTCGCTGTCTTCATTCGTGCGCTTCGGCCGTGACATCTGCTCACTCGAACGTGTGCTCAAAGACCCAGCGACTGCGCCTCTGTCCGACAACCCCACCGCGCAGCTTGTGCAGGTGTTCCAGTTCGTCTCGCGTGTCGATACGCGTGAGGATGCCGAGAAGGTTGTCGAGTACGTGTGGCGCATGCGTGCAGAGATGCAGTCTATCTTCTGCAACAGCGTGGCTCAGTCGCAGCGCGTGTCGATCTACGTGACGCTGACCAACTTCGGCAAGATGCTGGCAGCTCACAAGATTTTCTTCAGCACCAAGTGATGACCAAGCAAGTGGTCCTCAACACGCATCTGTTCAGCCGCAACGCTGACGGCGAGATCGTTGTCGTGTCTAAGGTGTGGATGACCGCATCGAAGGGCAAGGCAGCGGTCTCGCTGTACGTGGGGCGCGGCATCAAGGACAAGGCACTGCGCCTTATTCACCGTGAGTTCTTCGACAAGGCTACATACACCAAGGACATGCTATACGCAGCGCGGGACACTGTGCCGCTGCTGTGGGCGATGCGCCATGAGGTGTCTGACTTCGTCGTCTCGTACTCAGAACCAAAGATGGCTGAGCTATTTCATCCAACTGAACTTAAACAACTTCAACAGGAGTCACAACCATGAGCTTTGACAAACTTACCCCCAACCAAAAGATTCAGGCAGCGAACATCGACTGCATGCGTCATCACAAGTTCGCGCTGCTGTCCGGCATCATCTGCATGGGCAAGTCCGAGGTCAAGGACGGCATGCCTACCGCATGCACTGACGGCAAGAACAAATACTACGGCGCTGAGTTCATCAGCAACCTCAACCGCAAGCAACTGCGCTACGTTGTGCTGCACGAGAACTTCCACGTGGCACTCAAGCACTGCGTGCTGCCTGCCTACATCGGCTACGTCAAGCGCTTCGGTGCGCAGATCAACAACGTGGCGATGGACTTCGTGGTCAACGGCCTGATCGAGGAGCTCGACCCTGACTTCAAGTTCGTTGAGCGGCCAGTGCAGAGCATGTGCATCGACAAGAAGTACCAAGGCATGTCGTACCCACAAGTGCTGCAAGACCTGCTCAAGGATGCCAAGGAGATGCCCATGCCTATGGACGATCACCAGATGGACGGCGAGGGTGACGGCACAGGCGAGCCCATGTCTGCTGAGGACAAGGAGAAGCTGGGCAAGATGATCGACGATGCCAACCGCCAAGGTGAGTTGCTTGTGCGCAAGATGCGTGGCGATGAAGCGGGTGGCCGTGACATCCTCGGCACAGCGCAGGAGCGCGTGACCAACTGGCGCGATGCGTTGCAGGACTTCATCAACAGCGTGTGCGTAGGCGACGAGAACTCACGCTTCTGCCCTCCCAACAAGCGCTTGCTTGCATCGGGCTTCATCATGCCGTCGCACTTCGACGAGACCATCGGTGAGATCATCATCGCGTGTGACACCTCGGGCTCTATGCACTGGGCGTACCCCATCGTGTTCGGTGAGGTGGCGCGTATCGTGCAGAACACCCGGCCTGACAGCGTGCGCATGCTGTGGTGGGACACGTCAGTGTGTGGCGATCAGACGTTCAAGCCCGAGCAGTACCCCGACATCGCCAAGGCGCTGGCTCCCAAGGGTGGTGGCGGCACTACTGTGTCGTGTGTTGCTGACTACATCGACGAGCACAAGATCAAGGCCAAGGCTGTCATCATGCTGACTGACGGGTACATCGAGTCCGACTACCGCATGACCGACATGCCCACGCTGTGGGGTGTGGTGGAGAACGATGACTTCGTGCCACGCGCTGGCAAGGTGATGAGGATCAAGCCATGAGTGCGGTTGAGGTGTTGTCTTGGGATGTGGTGCGCACCGCCGAGCCGGACATGGTGGACTTCAGGGTTCACCGTGTGCACTTCGGGACACCGTACCGGTACAGCATCAACGCGAAGCAAGACCGCTACGAGTTCCGCATTGTGAATTTCACAACCTCCGCACCGCTCACCAACGATCTGCGTGATGCGTGCATCAACCTTGCGAGGTGTTCATCATGAACCGGGGAATTAGTTTTGACTTCCAGCCACGCACGGTTAGCGAAAGAACTTTGCGCGTGTGCCCACCGTTTCGTGCCTCCGGGCAGATCGTTGTCGGCAGCTTCAGTGAGCCCGGTTTCACTGGGCCTATCGTTGCATTCATGCACGACTACTACTCGGTGGGAGCCGAGGAACAACGACGCATGGCGGAGAACACCATAGCGCTGTGCGAGATGCTTTACCTTTACACAACACAGGAGAACAACGATGTTCGATAAGTTGATCTTGGAGTACCACCGCAAGCGCATGTCAGAGCTTGGCAAGGAGTTGGCAGAAGCAGCGGAGCACGATGCGTGGACGCTGACAGACCACCGATGGACCCATAAGGAGAGCCGGATTTGTTTCTGGATTTCCAATAAGTTTCCGAACTTCTACCTGCACGAGTGCGAAAGATTTGGCGAAGCACAGCTCAAGGATGCGCTCAACATCCACGACAGGAAAGTATTGTGGGAGTTTTTCAAACAGCACAAGCAATACGCGGAGCGCCAACCTGCTGCCATCGCCCTCAACCTCTTGCGCCTCAAGCGCCAGAACCCCTCGGAGAAATGACATGAACAACCTGCTACCCACAGCGCTCACCAACACTGTCTTGCTTGCTGACCACGACGAGGCAACACAACGCGCAGTCGTCGATGCAGTGGAGACGATTGTGTACAACTACTTGCAGAACAACATGCACGGTATTGGGACAAACCTTGTCATGTACCACCAAGTAACTATTGAGCGCCTTGCCTTGCGTGCGCTCAAGACCCATCTCAACAACGCAAGCAACATCTATTAAGGAGAATCAACCATGACAAACACAACACGCTACAACATCGACACCTGCGCCATGCTCACTGAGTTCAACGCATCGGTCTGGACTGCACGCAAGCTCGACAAGAGCGCGACCGAAGAGATCGTCACGTCCAAGAACGCAGCGGCCAAAGATGCAGCACGCGTCAACAAGTCACTGCTTGCCGGGCGCTCGGAGCTCGAAGACATCCAGTCCATGATCGGCCGAGCACGCTCGTTCGTGTACGACAACACACTGCCATGGTCTGACTCGGGCCTGCGCTTGCTGCCCACCATCAACTTCGAGCGCTTCGCTGCCAAGATGAATGCCTTCGAGGAGGAGTTCGCCATGATGGTGCAAGCGTTCGTCGACATCTACCCCACGCTCATCACAGCGCAGGCCATGGCATTGGGGGATATGTTCAAGCGCGACGAGTACCCCACGCAGAACGCCATCATGACCAAGTTCGCTTTCCGTGTGAACTACCTGCCTGTGCCCACTGCTGGTGACTTCCGTGTAGACGTTGGCAACGCTGCGATGGACGACATCAAGGCCAAGCTCGAACGCATTGCACAAGAGCGTGTGGATGCTGCCATGCAAGATGTTCGCGCCCGCCTCGGGGACCATCTCAAGCGCATGTCTGATCGACTGACTACCGACTACGTCGAGGGCGAGGCCAAGGCTCGCAGGTTCCACGACAGCCTTGTCGATGGTGCGCTGGAGTTGTGCGACATCACCAAGTCCTTGAACGTGGTCAATGACCTCGACCTCGAAGCCGCACGCAAGGCGTTGGAAGTGGCGCTGTGTGGCGTGGACCCCAAAGACCTGCGCAAGGACGAGGGCCTGCGCGAAGACACCAAGAAAGCCGTCGATGACATCCTCAGCAAGTTCTCCTTTTAAGCTGTGTGACGTGCAGGTGCGTGAGAACGAGCGCGTGGTCTGGGGTAATGGCCCTACGTACCATGCGCGGTTCGTGCTCACGCACGTGGACAAGCATGCGTCTGTGCGGTCTTGGCATGACGTGTTGCTGGTTGCTGGCACGGTGGAGATCACCAACAAGCCGTGGCTGGAGCACCCGGACAGGATCGGCAGCTCCTCGCGTATCGGCTCGGTAGGCGCACGTGTGGAGTTCAACATTGCCTCTGTACTCACCGAGCACACCTCCACCTACGAAGACGCGTTGTGGTTCGCCTGCAAGGAACTCAACCCCATGCTTGAGAGCTTCACCACGCTGTTCGGCATCAAGCACAACATCGACATCGTTGTCGATCACGGGCTACGCCCCGTCAAGCAGCTGCTCCATAACCTTGTGCAGCCTGCCCCTAAACCCAACTCTGGCATTCTTCGCTTCAACACGAAAGGTAGGTACAACCTATGAAAACCAACATGCTCGTCCGTGCCCGTAAACACTTCTGCAATGAGTGGGCACCTGTGCACACACAACGCCACAACATCCGCGCATGGGTCCGGTCCCTGCGCTTGCTCGGGGACAAGTGGCTCCTCGCTCACCCCATCAACTCAACCAAGTAAGGAACAACCATGAAACTGACCAAGTACGAAAAAGAAGCCATCGTCCGATCCATCATGCAGGACGTGCCAACGAAGCCGGACACTGTGCTCAAGGCGGAAATACAAGCCGCGTTTGTTGCGGGTATGAGCGACCTCATCAAGAAGGTCTACAAGACGCACCCCAAGGCGCTCAAGACAGAGAGTGTCTCAAGCTGGGACAGCCCGCTGTCATACCGCACAGACTTCGTCGTGGGTGATGCGGACGTGAACAAAGTCATGGCCCCGTTCTCGAAGCAGAAGAAAGAGCGCGACGATGCGCACAACAAGCTGAGCGCAGCAGTCAACGGATGCAGCACGCTGGCCCAACTCAAGAAGCTGCTGCCTGAGTTCATCTCATACTTCCCATCCGAGACAGAGCCGACAAAGAACCTGCCTGCTGTGGCCAACATGGTGGCCGACCTGAGCAAACTCGGCTGGCCAAAGAGCCAGACTAAGACCTCCACCCCTGCTAAATGAAAGGAACTGTCATCATGCCTGACATCAAGACCGCATTTCAAAACGCACTGAGCAAAGCCGCATCTGCACCCACTCCCCAAATCCCCGCTGCGTGGGACGACGAGGGCGCAGACGCAGCCATCGAGACCATCACAACCAAAGCCAAGGAGGCAACCATGCCCAAGCAATACTTCCAGACCACCAACAACGTCACACGCGCCACGTTCGATTACGTGAAGAACAACCCCGGCAACACACGCACGCAGATCGTTGCGGCACTGACACTGCAAGGGTTCAAGAAAGGTTCTACGGGCTCACTGCTCGGCCAGATGGTCAAGCAAGGTCTCCTGCGTGAGGCCAACGGCACAATGTTTGCAGCGAAGGACACGTACACACCGCTCAAGACATCACGCAACAAGGATCAGGTGAAGCCAGTGGAAGCGAAGCAGCCTGTGGTGCATATCAAGAAAGAGAAGCCAACGCCGGTTGTAGAAGCGCCTGTGCAGATCAACGCTGCGTGGGATGCCGAGACGCTGCTCAACAACCTGAGTATCAAACAAGCGCGTGCCCTGTACGATGAGCTGCGCAAAATCTTTGGGGGTTGAGATGAAGCTCAAATGGCAACAAGCCCCCGTTAAAACACAATGGGGTGATGACATGGTGGTGGCAAGTGTCGCCATCGACAAAGACCACACTGTTTGTTTGTACTGCGAGCGTGACCAAACCCCAAAGGTTGATGCCATGTTTGCGCAGCGCACATGGGTGGGGCTGACGGATGAGCAGATTGACAACGCAACTCGCAAACAAGTCAATGCCTTGCTTGACCACATCTATGAGTTCGGGACGGCAGCAGAAGGCATTGACTTTCGTGTGCGATCTATTGCCCGAGCCATCGAAGCCGCTCACGGCATCAAGGGGGACGCATGATGGAAATTGACATTGAATCCACTTGCACTGCCTGCGGGGCGATTGGAAAAGGCACGTTGACTCTTGAGCATGAGCCAAAGAACGAAGAGTTCATTGCACACGCATGGGCTAACAGTTCACCCAATATTGGGTTCAACGAATTTCGTGCGCTGTTTCGCTCAATTGAAGCCGCCCACGGCATTAAGGAGAACACATGAGCACGACTGATTGGGTGGCCGGGGTTCTTGTGCTTGTGTTTTTCATTGTTCCAAGCTGGGCGACAGGCCTGACAAGCCCAAGCCCCAGCCTGACGTGCGCGAGAACCGCAGGCGCAGTGAAGCCCAACGCAACAAAGCCCTGCGCATGAACAGCGTGTTCAACATGGCGCTGACACGCGACAAGATCAGAGAACTGAGGAGAAAACATGGCCAAGCTGCCGTACACATTCACAATTTGCCCTGACCAAGAGGCCCCAAAAAACTTCACGGCGAGCTGCGCCCAGATGGGGCGTTTGCTGAAGGACAGTCCGGACGGAGACCTGACCATCAACCAAAAAAGGTTTGCCATGTGGGACTCGTGGACAGGTGGCGGTCTTGACGCACCGCTTGAAGAAAAACTGCACGCTCTTGCGAAGAGAGGTAAAAATGAAAGTTCTTGACCTCGTAAGATACGACACCACCAAAAATTGTTTTGTTCTGAAAGGAAACCCTGTGCCCAAACAAACCTGCAACTGCCACCCGAACTCGCCCTTCCACTGGGCGCATAACCCTCGCCCTAGCGTGTTTGCACAAGACATGACCTTCCGCGCCAAGGGGTCGTCCGAGAAAAGTATTGGGCAAGTTGTTACGGACAACTTGGATGCTCGTCGTGCCAAGGGGGAGATGGTCGGGTACATGCACGGCATCGGTGAACACACGCTGAAAAAGGAAGTTCACTTGCTCGCATACAAGCAGTTTGGCATATACTCAAAAGCCAAGCCATCGGTCCGTAACCCCAACAAACACGAGTCATGAAATGCCCACAATGCGGCGCATGGACGCGTACACTGGAGACACGAACCGATGAGCACAACAACCAAATCTGGCGCAGGAAAGAGTGCGGCAACCTCCACACTTTCGCTACGCTCGAAGGCCATGCGGGGTCAATACCACGCCCTAACAACAAACGCATGGTGGCCGTTCGACAGAGCAGACCCAAGGGTGTTGAAGATGATGCACCTGTCTACCGTCGCTCGCAAGAAGACAATGATTGATGCGCCAGAAGCGCCGTTTTAACCAAGGAGAAGCAACATGAACGAAGTCAAAGCAGACGAACTGCAAGTAGGCGGACAACACTACAAAGACATGGGCATGCAGCCGTGGCATGTCATGGAAGCGGTGTTGACGCCCGAAGAATTCCGAGGGTTCCTCAAGGGGAACATCATCAAGTACGCCATGCGTCAAGGCAAGAAAGATTCTGACGACGCAGGCAAGGCGCAGCACTACAAGAAGAAGCTGGCCGAGATGCAAACCAAACACGAGAGCTGAGTTCATGGTTGCGCAACGCGTGCAAGCCCGGTAGATGCGAACACGTTTTGTCGGATGAGGGGGCGCTCAGCTCACGTTACCCACCTCATCAACTCCTCACAGCGGCGGGGGCGCTGAATCTACCCACCCCCCAACTTTTATTCAACCAACCGGAGAAGCAACCATGGCGAAAGCAAAATGGAAAGAACCCCCACTGCAGCGTGCGTTCGGCCAACGCACAGAAGAGCAGCACATCAAGACACTCAAGCACAACATCTGGGACCTTGAGCAGAAAGCCAAAGTGACAGCGGCCAGAATCCAAGCGCTCAGTATGGCTCATGAAAACATGCGCAAAAGGATGCAACAGTACGAGAGCGCACACATGCGGTACAAGTGGCTCAAGGCGCAGGGCGTGGTGCTGGAGTACGACGGCGAGTTCAAACACCTCAAGGGTGATGACATGGATAAGTTCTTTGAGAACACACCGCAGCCCGGACTGCTTGGCAGCATCTACGCACAATCGCTTGCAAACTCCATGCGGCAAACCAAAGAGACGGTAGCGCAGACCGTGATCTACGGCAGCAACGCCACGCACATGTGGCTCGACGAAGTACAGGACCCCACAAAATGGCCATGACTCCAGAAGCTGCTGTCAAGAAGCAGATCAGAAAAATTCTTGAAGCCGAAGGCGTTTACTACGCCATGCCCATGGGCACGGGTTACGGCAACTCAGGCGTGCCTGACTTCCTATGTTGTGTTGCTGGGAAGTTTGTAGCCATCGAGGCCAAGGCAGGCAAGGGCAAGACCACCGCCCTGCAAGACGACAACATCGAGCGCATCGGGAAGGCAAAAGGCACGGCGCTCATCATCAACGAACAGAACATCGACACCCTCCGCGCACTGCTGCAGTCGGTGCGTTTCATGCAAGGAGAGATATGAACAAAGACATCGCACAGAAAGCGGTTGCTGCCATCGAGAAGATGGCCAGCGGCTTGGACGAACAACAGAAGGACCACTTCGCCAGCATGCTGACAATCTTGTCGCAGTGCTACGGCAAAGACGCTACGTGGCGCGGCACCCTGCTCCTGTCCGACGGTGAGAAATTCATCTCGGTCGGCATCAACTCCAACCAGTACGAAATGGCAGGGCTCGTCAGCGAAGCGTTTGCCATCATGAACGCAGACATCAAAGCGGAGGCTCCCGAGAGCGGGTTGTACAACTGATGGCCCAGCCTTACGACAACATCATCACCATTGACTTCGAGACACGCTGGGACAGCACGGAGTACACACTATCAAAACTGACAACAGAGGAATACATACGTGATAAACGATTCAAAGCATTCGGCGCATGCGTGCACGAATTCGGCACAACAGGCAAAGCGACATGGATCAGGGGCGACGACCTGCAAGAGTACTTCGACAGCGTCGATTGGGACCGCACAGCAGTTCTCGCCCACAACGCGCAGTTCGACGTCTCCATCATGGAGTGGGTGTACGGTGCGCACCCGTGTTTTATCTTTGACAGCCTCTCTATGGCTCGGGCCTTGCGCGGAGTTGAAGTCGGCAACTCGTTGATGAAGCTGGCCAAGGACTTTGGCTTACCGGACAAAGGCCAAGCGGTGCACAACACCAACGGCATGCTGGAGCTGGACCCGAAGACTGAGCGCGAGCTTGCCGAGTACTGTGCGCATGATGTGTATTTGTGTGAGCAGATTTTCAGCAAACTGATGGTGCAGCTTGATCCGGTGACAGGCAACTGCGGCGGCAAGTACCCCACCAAGGAGCTGCGCCTGATCGACATGACCCTCAAGATGTACACACGCCCGGTGCTGGAGCTCGATCAGAGCATGCTCACTGACGCGTTATACGATGAAAAGGAAAAACGTGAAGCCCTCCTCCAAAAGATCGGCGTTGATGAAGCGTCGCTCGCATCCAACAAACAGTTTGCCGAGGTTCTGCGTTCGCTCGGGATGCCGCCGCCTTACAAGAAAAGCAAAACCACTGGCAAACAGACGCTTGCTCTTGCGAAGAATGACGCACTTTTTCAGGCGATGCTCAACGGGGACAACGAGGACGTTGCCGCTCTCTGTGAGGCTCGTCTTAAAGTCAAGTCCACCACGGAGCGTACGCGGGCGCAGCGGTTTCTGGACATCTCCAAGCGTGGCCGACTACCTGTACCGCTCTCATACTACGGCGCAAAGTCTGGGCGCTGGACGGCAGCCAAAGGCAGCGCCATCAACATGCAGAACCTCAAGCGTGGGTCCTTCTTGCGTAAAGCAATTATGGCTCCCGAGAATCACCAGCTCGTCGTTGGCGACCTCTCCCAGATTGAGCCGCGAGTACTCGCGTGGCTGGCGGACTACGAAGACATGCTCCTCATCTTCCGGCAGGGCGGTGACCCTTACGCTGCGTTCGGCGCTCAGATGTTCAACATTCCCGGACTTACTAAAGAAAGCCATCCCGACCTACGGCAATCTGCGAAAAGCGCGTTGCTTGGCTGCGGTTACGGACTTGGGTGGGCCTCGTTTGCAGCCCAGCTTTTGGTTGGTTTCCTCGGTGCGCCGCCTCAGCGTTACGATAAGAGCTTCGCGAAGAAACTGGGGGTCACTGCAACGTACATCCAGAAGTTCCTTGAGTGGGATGACAACGTCAAGAAGCTGAACGAGATTCCGCACACTTGCACCGACGAAGAGCTGTTGGTACACTGTGTTGCAGCCAAGATGATTATCGACAAGTACCGCGCTACGGCGTGGCCTGTTGTGGCCTTCTGGGACATGTGCGGCTCGATGATCGAGCGTGCGCTGTTTGGTGGCAACGAGTTCACATACAAGTGCGTGACCTTCCGCAAAGAAGAGATCGTGCTGCCCAACGGCATGAGCTTGCTGTACCCAAACCTGCGCCAAGAGCGCGAGAAGACCAAGGACGAGGACGGCGTCGAGAAAGAAGGCGGCTTGCAGTGGGTGTACGGCGACGACGCAACGAAGCTGTATGCTGGTAAGATCACGAACAACATCGTGCAGGGCGTAGCCCGCATTGTGATGACCGACGGCATGCTGCGCGTCGACAAGAAGTACCCTGTGAAGGGCACGGTCCATGACGAATTGATCGCTGTGGTTCCGGATGAAGAAGTTGAATTCGCTAAGACTTGGGTCTTGGCGCAAATGACTATGGAGCCGAAGTATTTGCCGGGGATTCCTCTGGCCGCTGACGGTGGCGCACACCGTCGATACGGGTTGGCTAAAAACTGACCAAGGAGAGCAACCATGATGATCCCAATGACCATCAAGATCGGGAAGACCAAGTACCCTGTGCTGCAGCCGTACTGCTTGCTTCCCCCAGACTGCGCAGGCAGTGTGACCTACGGGCACGCCATCCGCGTGGCCAACAACATGCGTGTCAGGGGGCGCTTGGCCCCGCGCTCTGAGCGCCAGCGCAGTGAGACGTTCTGGCACGAAGTGACCCACGCCATCCTGCACGACATGGGCCACAAGCTCGAAGCCAACGAGCAGTTTGTCACAGCCTTCTCTCAACGGCTCAACGATGCCATCCGCTCCGCAAAGTTCTGATATGAAAAAACCCGCATGGTCCCACTCCTCCCTCAAAGATTTTGAGGGCTGCGCTCGGCGCTATCACGAGGTCAAGGTCTTGAAGAAGTACCCCTTCCAAGAGACCGAGGCCACGCGCTACGGCAACCAAGTGCACGAGTCGCTCGAACTGTACGTTCGTGACGGCAAACCGATCCCACCCGAGCACGCGCAGTTCAAAGACGTAGCGGACTCGCTCATCAAGAAACCCGGGCGCAAGCTCGCTGAGTTCGAGATGGCGCTGACCGTTGACTTGAAGCCAACCGAGTGGAAGTCCCCCGACGTGTGGGTGCGCGGCATTGCCGACATCCTGATCGTTGATGACGAGAACCTGACAGCGTGGGTGGGCGACTACAAGACGGGCAACAACAAGTACCCGGACCGCGACCAGCTCGTGCTCATGTCCTGCATGGTGTTCGAGTACTTCCCCCACATCCGCAAAGTCAACTCGGCCTTGCTCTTCATCGTGAAAAACAGTATGGTCAAGCTGCAGATGACGCGTGACCAGAAGGACGCTGCATGGTGGCGCTACCGTGAACGCACAGCGCGGCTCGAAGCCAGCTTTGCCAACAACGTGTGGAACCCCAACCAAACCCCGCTCTGCGGCTGGTGCCAAGTCACTGGCTGTGAGTTCAACCCCAAGCACTAAGGAGCCTGAAATGCCCTACAAGAACCCTGAAGACCGCGCCTCGTACCCAGCGTACGACAGCAAACCCGCAACCAAGAAGGCTCGTGCTCAGCGCAACAAAGCGCGGCGCATGCTGGAGGCCGAAGGCGTCGTGAGCAAAGGCGACGGCAAAGACGTGGACCACAAGAAGCCGCTGTCCAAAGGTGGCACCACGACGCGCAAGAACCTCACGGTGAAGACCGCCAGCGCCAACAGGTCGTACGCTCGCAAGAGCGACCACTCGATCAAGTGAGCTTGATTTTCAATCCCTACGGGATAACGTCTGCCGTCCCACAAAGCGGCTTGACCATCAACAGCAACGGTGCTGCCTCATTCGACGCCACCGTCACGGCACCGGGTGGGGTCATCACGGATGTGGACAGCGTAACGACGGCGGACCTCGATAGCGTGGCATTCAACACGCCTATTGAAACGCTGGTCAATCTCTGGGTGACACGCTATGGAGAAGAATGGGTAGACGTAGACAAGCTCTTGGAAGATTCATTCTTCGGTGCAGCGTACAAGCGGCTCAAGTCTGTGGGCCAACTCGAAACACACTACCTCACCGACCGTTCGCGGTTCGTGTGCAGGAAACCAACTTAGGAGAGCAACATGTTAGGAAATCTTTTTGGCGGAAACAGTACCGTTATTGACGAGGACTACCATCAGCAAATGGAGCGCCGCATACAAGCGGCGCAGCAACAACAAATGTACAACAGCATGCTTGGAATGGGTGCACAAAAACCCTCAACACCTATTCCTCGTTTCGACCCCAACAAGAGCGAAGCGTTTCAGATACCACTGTCGCAAGCCATCACGATGTGGAAGTTGAAGTTTGGTGACCAGTGGTTCGATGGGCACCAATCAAGACCCGAAGAAGGTAAAGACTTTTACGCCGACGTGTTTGCTCGCATTAATCACGCGAAGCTGTTTGAGCAAGTCGACGGCTGGTATCGCTTGAAAGAGGATGTATGAATGCGCAGAGCAGATCGCGCATGACTCGTGCAGAACTGCTTACGGACTATGGTACGCCGCCTGAAATTCTTGATGCGCCGGTAGACGTCCTAGTCCCGCTCTGGGTTATTCAAACCGGAGGGCGTATGCGTTCAGGTGAGCGCTACGACGACGCGACACTGCATGTGGCAAGAACTTTGTGGCATCTGCACGACGTCATAGACGAAGACAACCCCACCCAAACAATCTTTCTAAAGCCTGAGTATGCAAATCATTGACAACAAAGCGCTGGTGGTGCGCACACGCAACCCACACAAGTACAGCGTCATTCCAAAACATAAGGTGCTCTCTGAGCACGACGGCACGTATGAAGTAGCGGTGTACTGGGGCCTTGATGAGATGCGCGTACTGCGCAACCTTGGCGTGAAGAACGCACCATCACCTATCACTCGCAAGTACAGCTGGCCCGGACGTTACACACCCATGGCCCACCAGATCGAGACGGCCAGCTTCCTCACGCTGTACCGCCGCGCATTCTGTTTCAACGACCCCGGCACAGGCAAGACGCTGAGCGCTCTGTGGGCTGCAGACTACCTCATGAAGCGCGGTGACGTGCGGCGTGTGTTGATCCTGTGCCCCTTGTCGATCATGCACAGCGCTTGGATGGGTGACATCAACTCCAGCGTCATCCACCGCTCCGCTGTGGTGGCCCACCATGCGCAGGCATCGCGCCGCATCGAGATGATCCAGCAGAACTATGAGATCGTCATCGCCAACTACGACGGCCTGAACCTGATCGCCAACGAGATCAATGCAGACGGCCGCTTCGACTTGGTCATTGTGGACGAAGCCAACGCATACAAGAACCCCAGCACACGACGCTGGAAAGCGCTGGCCTCGATCATCAAGCCCGAGACGTACCTGTGGATGATGACGGGCACGCCTGCTTCGCAGTCACCCGTGGATGCGTACGGCTTGGCCAAGTTGGTGAACCCCGGTGGCGTGCCCAAGTTCTTCACAGCGTGGCGCGACAAGGTGATGAACAAGCTGACCATGTTCAAGTGGGCAGCAAAGCCGGACGCCACGACCACGGTGTATGCCGCGTTGCAACCAGCAATACGTTTCACAAAAGCGCAGTGCCTCGACTTGCCGCCAGTCATCACAGTGACGCGTGAGGTGCCCATGACACCCCAGCAGAACAAGTACTACCGTATGCTCAAGGAGCAGCTCATGGTGCGTGCGGCGGGTGAGACGATCAGCGCGGTCAACGCTGGTGTTGCCGTCAACAAGTTGCTGCAGATTTCCTGCGGCGCTGCGTACACGGACGACAAGGAAGTTGTGGAGTTCGACGCTGCACCGCGCTTGAACGTGTTGGAGGAAGTGTTGGAGGAGACGTCACGCAAGGTCATCATCTTCGCGCTGTTCCGCTCCAGCATCGACACCATCGTGAGCCACCTGACCAAGAAGGGGTACGGCGTTGAACAGATTCACGGCGACGTGAACGCGACCAAGCGTGGGCGCATCATCAATGACTTCCAAACCACCGACACCATCCGGGTGCTCGTCATGCAGCCTGCGGCCACTGCGCACGGCATCACCTTAACGGCAGCTGACACGGTTGTGTTCTTCGGTCCGCTCATGAGCGTCGAGCAGTACATCCAGTGCATAGCACGAGCCGACCGTAAAGGTCAAGATTCCGACAAAGTTACTGTGGTACACATCGAGTCGAGCCCGATTGAGAAGAAGCTGTTCAAGGCCATGAACACCAAAGTTTCTGACAACTCGTTGCTCGTTGGCCTGTTCGACAGTGAAGTAAAAAATTCTTGAGAAAGGAGTTGCATGCGAAAAAATCCCATGTATGATGTCAAATCTTAGACAAGTTCACAACCGCTTTTAGGAGAAGCAAATGACCGAAGTAGACGACGGAGAAGAGATAACAAGCAACACCGCAGCGGAGCAAGCACGCGCTGACGCTGAAGCAATGGCAGCCATCCCCATGGACAAGCTGGCCAAGGTGTACCGCAAGATGGCCGCGAAGATTCAGGAACTCACATCGGAGTACGATGCCGCAGTTGAAGAAATCAAGCGCCAACAAGATGCCGTGAAGACGGCGCTCAAAGATCAGATGCTCGTCATGGGTGTCAGTTCTGTGCGCACCGACAACGGCACAGTGGTGCTGTCCACCAAGACACGCTACAACACACAAGACTGGGACTCGTTCAAAGAGTTCATCAAGGAACACGACGCCATCGACTTGCTGGAGAAGCGCATTGCGCAGACCAACATGGGCACGTTCCTTGAGGAAAACCCCGGTGTTGTTCCGCCCGGTCTCAACTCGATGACCGAATACGCAATCTCTGTGAGAAAGCCAACCAAATGACAAAGAAAATTGACGTCGCCGCCATTATGGCGGAACAAGACATGCCTGACGAAGACGCCACCTACGAGCGTGCGTTGCAGGAAAAGCGCGACGCGGTGTACACCCGTCAGTCCGCTTTACAGTCTGCAATCGACTTCCACAAAAATAACGGAGGCATGCACCATGCCACCAATGTCGTCACAACCGCCAACCTGTTTTTAGATTTCATCAAAGGAGAATCAAAATGAGCAACGTAGCTCTCTTTAACCCATCCCAAGCCCCAGCCTTCGCCAAAGCGCGTGGCGAGTTGTCAGCCATGGCCAAAGCCCTTGCGGGTGGTGGCGGTGGTGGCAAGCGTGTCTCCATCAAAGGCGGCGTGTTCCGTCTGGTCAACAACGGCAAAGAAGTTGCTGCCATCGACGAGCGCTATCTCGACGTGGTGCTGGTCAACGCTGCGCCCAAAGTGTCCCGCGTGTTCTATGCCAAGAAGTACGATGCCAACGAGGCAGCGGCTCCTGACTGCTGGTCTGCAGACGGCGACAAGCCAAGCCCTGACAGCGAGAACAAGCAAGCCTCGACCTGCGCTGAGTGCCCACAGAACATTGCAGGCTCCGGCCAAGGCAATAGCCGTGCGTGCCGCTACCAACAGCGTCTGGCGCTGGTGTTGGCCAATGACCAAGAAGGCGACGTGTTGCAACTGGCGCTGCCAGCAACTTCGATCTTCGGCAAGGAAGAAGGCGACAACCGCCCACTGCAAGCATACGCTCGCTACTTGGCTGCACAGAACATCGACCCGTCCGAAGTGGTGACGCGCATGAAGTTCGACACAGCGTCTGAGTCCCCCAAGTTGTTCTTCAAAGCCATGCGCTGGTTGACCGACGACGAGTACCCGAACATCAAGGAGCAAGGCCAGTCCGACGACGCCATCAAAGCAATCACCATGAGCGTGGCCAAGATGGACAACGTCACCAAGCCTGCAGACCCCGCCATCGGCGGTGAGCGCCCAGCAGCAAGCAAGGCCAAAGCCGCCGCAGCGCCTGTCGAGGAGACTGAAGACGAGGCCCCACCTCCACCACCCAAGGCCAAAGCAAAAGCGAAAGCCAAGCCCGAGCCAGTGGCGGAAGAGACTGAAGCCGAAGAGCCTGTCGTGCGCAAGGAAGAGAAGAAGCCAACCGCCGTACCTGCTGCCAAGAACAACTTGGCATCCATGGTCGACGACTGGGACGACGAGTAATCAACAAGGGGGCTTCGGCCCCTTCAATACCATGGCATATTCCCAACAGATCATCGACACGGTGCATGACGCCCCCAAGACGCTGGGCAACCAGCTCGGGCGCTGGGCCGTGTACCTCGACTTTCCTGTGACCAAGATTTCTGAGCTGACCGGGGTGTCCCGTCAGACGATCTACAACTGGTTCGCAGGCGGTGAGGTCTTCGTGGCGTACCGTCCAACGGTAACGTCTCTTCTTCAAATTTTGCAGTCTTCCGGCACGGCCGAGGAGGCATGGAGTAAAGCATGCAAGGCATTCGACCACAGAACCTGACCAACAACGAGCTGCTGCGCTACGCGTACATCATTGGTCATGACAAGCTCCCAGTGGAGTGGATTCAGGAAATCATCGCACGCTTCGCCGCTCTGCTGGACGACGGCAAGTAACCCAACCCAAGGATTTTTATGACACCGCTGGAGTTTTTAGCGGCTGTTTTGCCGTCCCCGGGTCACGGGTACTATTGCGCGGCAGAACTGAGCACAACAAAAAAGGAGCACAAGTATGCAGAAGACATCGAGGCGCTTGACCCCGCCATAAATAAGTGGCACGGCGCAGACAAGGATGTGTATTTCGCGCTGGCCACGTTCGAGAAGTCAGGCTCACGCCTTGCTGACAACGCCAAGTTCGTCAAGTCCCTGTTCATCGACATGGATGGCTACGAGTCCAAGAAGGCCGCAGCACTGGCGCTCAACGCATTTCTGGAAAAGACCGGGCTGGCCGCGCTGGGCACCCCGTGGATAGTGGGTTCGGGCGGTGGCATCCACTGCTACTGGCCGCTGGATAAAGAGGTCGACATCGCCTCTTGGAAACCTGTTGCAGAGAACTTCAAGCGTCTGTGCAAGCAAGAAGACATGCGCATCGACATGACGGTGACTGCTGACGCAGCCCGTGTTCTGCGCGTACCGGGCACGACCAACTTCAAGAAGAAGTACGACACGCCGCGCCCTGTGAAGTTGATGGGTACGGGGGATGTGTTCTCTCTGCAGGCCATAGGAACTGTCATCAATTCTTTGCTTGCGCCTGAAATGCAAGCGCCAAAATTTGAAGCAATCCCCGGCCGACGGCTCAAGCGCGATCCAAACGCCACGCAGGTCAAGCTCATGCAAAACAGCATCACGCTGTTTGAAAACATCCACGCTCGTACAGAGAACGGCACAGGTTGTGCACAGCTTGCCAACTACATATCCAACCCCAAGGAAGACGGACTCGAACCCATCTGGCGTGGGTTGCTTTCATGGACCAAGGTGTGTGATGACGGCGAAGACTGGTCCAAGTGGCTCAGCGACCTGCACCCTTACCCTGAGACGCGCATGCGCCAGAAGCTGGCCGAGATCAAAGGCCCGTACGCTTGCGTGAAGATGGACAGTGAGAACCCCGGGCTGTGCCAAGGCTGCCCACACTTCGGCAAGATCACCAACCCGCTGGCGCTCGGCCGAGAGATCAAGACGGACAACACTGAGAAAGATGTTGACGTGAACTACGAAGCGCCCAGCACGCCGGACGACATTGACTTGATGTTCGATGCGCCCGATGAAGCGTCTGACATCGACATGGGGGATGAGTCCCCGCACCAGAAGGTCAGGCGTCCCAAGGCTCCGCGTGGGTTCAGCTACGGCACGCATGGCGGCGTGTACTGCGAGCGCGAAGACAAAGACGGCGAAGGCAAGAAGTTCACCAAGCACGTTCAGGTCCTTGCGTACGACATGTTTGTGGTTGACATCCTGAAGCAGGAGACCGACTTCGTTGTGCACCTTGTAGCGCTGCACCCCATGGGCGCGAAGAACGTGACAATGCCCAGCAAGCACGTGGTGTCCAAGGACGAGACTGTGAAGTTTTTGGCGGGCCAGAACATCATTGCCAGCTACGGCAAGGGCAACGACGAGAACCTGTTCAACTACGTCCGCGCCTGTGTGGAGGAAGCGTCACTGGCCAAGAAAGCCGTGGACATTCCGCTGCAGTGCGGCTGGCAAAAGGACGGCTCGTTCGTTTACAACTACCGCGTGTTCACGCCTGACGGGCGCGAGATCACAGTCCCCATGCCGGGGCTGGAGAACATCAACAAGAACACGAGCCAGAACGGCACGCTGGAGGACTGGCGGCAGTTCTGGGACCTCATGGCCAAGCGCAAGATGTACACCATGCTGGCGATGTGTCTGGACAGCTTCGGCTGCTCACTGCTGAAGTTCTCGGAGTACGAAGGCTTTGTGTGGCACATCGGCTCAACCGAGTCCGGCACAGGCAAGTCACTCACGCTGAGCGCCAAGGCTGGCGTCTGGGGCCACCCGATCCACTACCGTACCGGCAAGGGTACATCCCCCGTGGCCATGCAACAACGCGCTGGCCTGCTCAACAGCATGCCCCTGCTGATCGACGAGATCACAAGCAAGCAGCGCGGTGACTTGGAGTGGGCCCCCACCTTCATCTTCGACCTGACAGAAGGCCAAGGCAAGGAGCGCATGGAGTCGGGCTCCAACAAGGAGCGCGTCAACAACAGCACATGGAAGCTGTCGTGCACCATGACCTCCAACACCCACCTGACAGACTACATGTCAGGAGCACGCAAGCACAGTTCCAACGGCGAATTGCTGCGCATGCTGGAGTGGACCCCGAACCAAGCGCTGCAGTGGGCAGACGAGGAACGCGCTGCGCTCAAGCTCATCAAGACCAACTACGGTGTGGCTGGCGAGGCATGGGTGCGCTGGCTGGTGAAGAACCAAGAAGTCTGCGCTGAGATGTGGAAACGTACGCACGAGCGCGTCAAGGCTGAGTTCGGCTTCAGCGACGACGAGCGTTACTGGCATACCGGGTGCACCGAGGTGCTGGCCGCTGCGATCCTGACCGGGCCGAAGTATGCCAACCTCATCAACGTGCCTGTCAACGGCGTGCTCGGAGCGCTCAAGGACTTGGTCAACAATGCTCGTGGGGTTTTGCGGCGCAGCGTGCGCACGGCGGAGGATGTTCTCAACGCTTACACCCGGGACAACTACGGCAGCTTCGTGGTGCTGTGGAAGACCGGCGACAAGCGCATCTTGTCGGCGTGGGGCACTGGCGACACGGTGGAGAAATCCATCACGCGCAACAAGGTGCTCGGCCGCATTGAGCACAACACGCTGCAGAACGGGTTCGTCGAGTACTTCATCGAGGAGCAGCTGCTCAAGCAGCATTGCGTGTCCATGAGCTTCGGCTATGCGGACTTCAAGAAGCAGCTCGAAGCCAAGGTCGGCTGGCACGTCAGCTACACGAAAAAAGACATGCTGTCCAAGACCAACGGCCCGAACATGCGCGTGAACGTGATGCACATCAGCCGCAGGGCAGACGACATTGATGAAAACGAACTACCCTTGGTCCGCCCTGAAGCCGGGTGAGGGCTTCTTTGTCCCAGCCATTGATACGGAGAAAGCCCGGGAACTCGGGCTCCGCGCTGCGGTAGCTCAGCGCCTCCGTATCAAGGCTACCCCGGCCATCAAGGATGGCCTCATTGGGGTGTGGTTCTACCGGCCGCCCGTACAGCCTCGGCAATCTTGATCTTCGTCTGCTTGAGCTGGTCGAGCTGCGCACGCTTCTGATCGGGCGACAGATTCGAGGCACGGATCGCACGCTCGGCTTGTGACAGCTTCTGCATGGTGCCCGAGAAGTTCGTGGCCAGCGCTGAGTTGGCAAACTTGTCGAGGTTCTCTTGCAAGAACTCCCGCGCCTCTTCTGGACGACCCTTCTCCATCAACCCGTCGAACGTGGTCTTGACCTGCTTGGCTTCGTTCATGCGCTCGTATGCAGCGTTGATGATGCCACCGGCATCCTTGGGCTGGAACAGGCCACCCACCAACGGCATCTCGGACGCACGCAGCGCGGCTTTGTCAGGGCTTGGCGGCGTGGGGATGGCGAAGCTCAGCGCTTGGACGAGAGCCAGACCGGTGCTGCTGGTGTAGCCTTGGATCAGCGCGTCGATCTTGATTGGGGAGACGTTGAACATGTCACCCACCGTGCGGGCGAAGTCCGTGGTGTTCTCCCGTGTACGCTTGCCGGGCACCATCGACTGCTCGTAGGCAGACTCCAGATCGCGGCCTGTGTAGAACGACTTGCCCAGACCCACCTCGATCAGCGGCTTGATGGCCTGCGGAATGCCGTACGACGAACCGCCGGGGATGGTCTGCAGTACGATCTGTTTGAGCGCTTTGATGGCCTCTTCGCCGCCTTCTTCCTTGGCCATCATGTTGACCAGCGCCTCGGGCAGCGCCTTGAAGATGTAGCCGATTTCAAACGGGATGGGGAGCTTGACCGCTTCGTCGAAGCCGGGCACGTGGATGAACCAGTTGCCGTACTTCTGCTCGGGGGTGGCGTTCTCGTAGGTCTCATCGTCTTGCATCAGCACGGCGTACACCATGGTGCCCGCAGCAAGCAGAGCACCGCGCTGGAGCAGCTTCTCGCGCACCTTGAGCTTCTCGTTGAACGGCATGTCGCCAGTGAACGCTTTGTACAACACGTTCAGACCTTGAATCTGCGCGTTGAAGAACGGGATCACAGTCGACAAGAAGTGCATGGCAGGCGAGGAACCACGCTTGCTGAAGTTCATGGACTCCAGCGCAGCGTATGTGGCCTCCATCTCGGACAAGCCCTGCTGGATGTAGCTGTTGTACTGGGCGCGGCGTGTGAGCGCATCGGCCTCCATGGACAGCGCTTCGAGCTTGGCAACACCTTTCAGCCAGCCGGATTCACCAGCGGTCAACCGGCGCAGCGTGTCAGCCATATCGTCTTGGGTGCCCGTGAACACTTGGCCACCGGTAATGCCCCGGCGCTCCAACGTCTTCTTGGCTGTGCCGTTGATCTCTTTGAGCGCCCCCATGATGGGTGTGAAGTTCGCGCCGGACAAGAGTGGTGCGGCCAACGAGTCGCGGAACAACTGGCGGGCGGCATACACTGGGTTCAGCGTCACAGCTTTGCGCAGGATGTTGGCCGGGATGCCCAGACCTTTGGTGAGCCATGTGGTCTGGTACGGGATACCCTCCATGCCCTTGACCAGCAGGTCAGCCGGGAAGCCTGCGTCGGTGGTGTCGATGACGGCGTGGAAGTCCTCGCCGCCGTCCTTGAAGTTGACCACGTCGGTGCCGGACGCTGTGCCCTTGCCAATTTTGGCCATGCCGATGTCGCGCAGCTCGAAGGCCGCGCTCTTGGTGGACAAGTTGCGCAGCGCCATGTCAGTCAGCATGTTGGCGTTCTGCACGGAGCTGGTCATGAAGTCGATGATGCGGTCTTCGCCGCCCACCAGTTCTTTCAGGTACGGCTGGTTCTTCAGGTTGCCGATCTTGGCGATGGTCTCGTTGCCGAGCACCATCTCGACGCCGCCATTGCGCTCACGGTAGAAAGGCACGTAGTCGTCGCTCTTGAGCATCTTGGCTGCAACGTCTTTGGACAAAGCGCCCGTGTCGACGGCAAACTGAACCATGCCCTTGTTGAACGCGTTGTATTCCTGACGGGCGTCTTCGAAGATTTTGGCCAAGCCGGGCGTGTCGTTGATGGCCTTCATGGCGCTCTTGAGCTCAGACTCGTTCACAGCGTTGCCGAAGTTCAGCTTGTTCAGGCCCACGCGCTCAGCACGCTTGGCTACCGTGTACAGGGAGAACAGCTGGCTGACGCCGTCGACGCTACCCACGATGCTCTTGGCGTCCTTGAGCATGTCCACGACGCCCTTGATGCTCGCACCTTCTTTGCTCTCAACAACCCACTCGCTCTTGCCGTCTGCGCGGGTCTTCTTCTCCAGACCGATCGCGCCGTTGCTGACAGCCTGTGACAAGAAGTGCATCTTCTGGTCGAACATGCGGGCGTAGTACATCATCTGCGTGCCCTTGAGCGAGTCCATCATCTTGGACACTTTCTCCAGAGGCGCGAAGCGGTCAACCAAGCGCGTGGCCAGACCCATGCCCAGACCTTCTTCCTTGATGTTTTCCGTGAAGCTGCGCTGGCCTGCAATCACTTTGCCTGCCGTGTTGCCTGCGGCGGCCAGTGCGTCGGTCGAGTACTTGGGTGTCTTGGCGCGGTACAGCGCGGTGGTCTGCGGAGCTTGCCCACCTTTGCCGCCTGTGCCCTCAATCACGTACTTGCGGGCGTTCTCCACAATCTGTTTCACAGCCTTGTCGGTCATCTTGTCGAAACGCAAGGTCTCGCGGAACCAGCGCTTGATCCGGTCGTACAGTTGGCGCAGGGCACCTTTGGGCTCGGCCGGAGCGTTCTCGGCCATGTCGGCCAGCACTTCTTCGGTGGCTGTCTGCTGTGACAAAGACGGGATGCGCTCCATCTTGGCGTCGGCTTTCGCTTTCACGTCCGCGTTGCCGTTGTAGATGTCGTCCATGGTCTTGGTGTAGTCGGCACCCAGCATCGAGCGCAGACCGTAGTGGCCAGCAATCTCGTGCGCCACAGTGGCGTAGATGTCCTCGTCGCTGTGCAGGTTCTCGGCAACCAAGTACACGGTGTTGTCGTTGGGGTTGTACATGCCGGGCACAAAGTCCGCCACGCCGTCAGCCTCAGCCTGTGCTCGCAGATCAGCGGGCAGCGCGTCGAAGGTCTCGGCCATCACAATGGTGGGCACGTTCTTCCAGTCGGACGTCATGCGCTTGATGATGGCTGCCAAACGCTGGGGTGTTGTGCCTTTGCCCTTGGTGTCGGACACGCGGTACACGCTGCGCAGCTTGGCCAGTTCCTTGGCCAGCTCGCGCTCTTCTTTTGCCTGCTGCTTTTTCTCTTTTTCGGACATGCCGCGAATGCGTGCGGCTTCCTCGTTGGCCAGACGTGCCTCTTCAGAAATGCGGTTGGCTTCCTGCATCTCGACTTCTTTGATGGCGACGTTGGTTTGCTTGGGCTTGCGCGACTCTTCCAGACGACCGGGCTTGGTGATGTCACGTGTCACCGGGCTGGTGGCTCGGGCAATTTGCGGCACGTCTTGTTTGCGGCCCAGCGCTTCTTCGGCTTGCTTGCGGTTGGCCACAGCTTGTGCACGCTCAGCGTCCACTTTCTTGTCGGTGTCGGACTTGATCGCAGCCACTTCACCGTTCACGCGCTTGACGCCTTCGAGGCCGAAGCCAGACAGCAGACGTTGCTCCAGCTTGCGCTTCTCGCGGTCAGCCGCTTCGTTGGCTAAGCGTGCGTCGTTCTCGGCCTTGGCCACACGGGCGCGTTGCGCAGCAGCTTCGCGTTGGGTACTGGCAACCTCTGGTCCAACAGAGCCGCGCAGCTTGTCGAGGCGCTTCTCCAACTGGTTCAGTGCCTTGCGTTCAAACTGCACCATGGAGTCACGGTGGGCAGCAGCAACCAGCACTGCGCCGTCATACGTAGCTTGGCTCTGGGCAATGGCCGTGTCCAAATCGACCTGCGCTTTGTCGAGCGCTTTGCGCTGGGCAATCAGATCGTTGGCGTACTGCAGCTTCTCAGCAAACTCGGGGGCCGCGTCAATGCGGGCCTGAAGCGCGTCGAGGTCTTTCTTGGCGGAGTCCAGCGCTTTCTGTGCGGCAACCACAGGCGCGTCTTGCAGCTTGGCCGCTGCCGCCAGCGCACCGCGCTCGGCGTTCATGGCGTTGGTGATGGCGTTCTGCAGGTCTTGGCGCTGTTCGGTTACAGCGTCCTCCAGCTCGGCCAAACGGCGCACTTGCTTTTCGCCTTTTGCTTTTTCAGCAGCTTCGGCCTGTGCTTTGGCGTCAGCCAGCGCCTTCTTGACTTGCTCGATAGCCGCACGCCCCTTCAACACAGGGGGCGACTTCATCAGGTTGGCAAAGCTCTGACGAATGACGCCCAGCGTCTCGTCTTCACGGGCGCGGTCCTGACGCTCGGTAAACAACTCGCCTTGTCCTTCGACACGGCCGACACGCTCGCCTTCACGGGCTTGCTTGCTGATTGCGGTCAGGGCGTCTTTGACTGCCCGGATGTCGACTTGCTTGATCTCGCGCTTGGCCACAATGGCGTCGACCAGCGGCTCAACAGTGTCGAGCAACTCGCGTGTAGGTGTGCCCGAGTCCATGACATCAGCGGCTGCGTTCAACACATCGCGGGCGGCTGGGCGCATGCCGCCCATCTTGGCCATCTTGTTGCGGACAAACTCCGTGCGGCGGCGCAGCTCACCGCCCAGTGTGGTGGCGGTCTCTCCCCGGGCTTCTGCCACTTTGGCAGCTTCGGTGGCGGCGTATTGACGGGTCAGCGGCTCGGCTTCTACCTTGCGGGCTTGGCCACGGGCGTTGCTCAGCGTGTCACGGATACCAGCCAGCTGTTCTTGGATGACCTTGACCGCCTCAGCGGGGGCACCAAACCGGCGCTCTTCCAGTGGGCGCGTGTCGCGCATCTCGGTCTCGGCCGACGACACGACTTCTGTGCCGCGCATCTGTGCGGGCTTGGTGATGACCTCTTGCAGCGACTCGCGGCGGGGAGCAGCCTGCATGCGCACGATCAGCTCTTCCAGCGCGGTGTCCATCTCCGACGCAGCCTTGACGGCCTCATCGGTGGTGATGGCGGGCGTGCCTTGTGCCCGGCGGTGGGCTGCAGCTTCGGCCAGTGTAGAGCGGATGTACGCTTTCTTGGCTTCGTCGGCCTGCGCTTGCAACGCTGCGCGTGTGGTCGTGGCTTCTTCTGTGGCCTCGCCGCCCAGCACAACACCGCGCTTGAGCTTGTCCAACACGTCTTCCAGATCGAACAGCGCTTTCTCCTGCGCGTTGCGGTTGTTGACGATGGCTGAAGCGTAGGGCGCAGTGTCACCAACTTCTTTGGAAATGCGGTTCAGCGCAGTCTTGGCCTGCTCCGCACGCTCAGCAGCTGCTCGGGCAGCAGCACGCTCACCGGCTTGGTTGGCAGCCACACGCTCTTGCTCGGCCTGATCTCGGTCGGCAATCAGTTTTTCCACCGTGCGCTTGATGGTCGGCGCAGCAGGCGTTGGGGTCAGTCCTTCAGGCGCTGCAATGGCAGGCATCTGATTCTCGAAGGCTTGGCCAAACATGTCGTTGAGATAGTCGAAGTTGGATTCGCCTTCTGTGCGCACCTTCTCAACATCGGCTTCAGACTCCCGCAGTTGGGCCAACGGGTCTGTTTCGGGCGTTACGGTCTGCGCTTGCAAATCGGTTTGACGCTGTTGCAGTTCGTTTTTGGTCTCGGTTACGGCGGCTTTTTCCTGCGCCTTGAGCTGCAGTTTCAGTGCGCTCAACACGGTCTCGTTCTCTTGGCGCGTCAGGTCCGGCATCTTGGTGCGCGTCTTGACCATCTGGTCAGCCATCGTGGGGTCTTGCATCAGGAAGCCGACGTAGTCGTCGACACCAATGGCACCCATGTTCCGCGCTGCTTCGATCTGGCCCGTGGCGTAATTTTGCACAGACGTGTCAACAGGAGCGGGAGGCGTAACTTCGCGCTCAAACAATTCGCCCTTTTTGCGTTTGGCTCGATCTGCAGCCTGCATGCCTTCGCCCTGCATGGTCTGCTCCAGCATGAAGTCCTCGGGCGACATGGCGTCAAGACGTGCTTGCTCCTGCGCTTGGGCGCGGGTCTTGGCTGTGCGGTTGAACTCTTGGCCCAGCTCTTTGACGGTGGGCTGCAGTTCTTTGAGCTGCGCGTTGATGTCAGCGTTGGCTGCTTTGTCGGCTTCGTTGAGTGGCTCCTCTTTGGTGCCCTTCTTGATCTGCGCCTTCAGGGCGGCTTTCTGCTCCTCAGCAGCGCGGTATTGTTGCTCCACCTGCAGTGCGTACTCGGGCGTCTGCTTGCGGGCCTCTTCGGCAGCGGCTTCTTCTTTGGCCACGGCTTCGTCGGCCATGCGCTGCTCACGGATGCGGGCTTGTTGTGCTTCGCCTGCTTGGGTCTTGGCCGCGCTACGCTCAACCGCACGACCAACTGGGGCACCAACGCCTGCCAGCACAGCTCCACCAATGAAGCTGTCGATGTACTCCTTGCGGGCTTCGGGGTCTGCGATCTCAAGACCTGCCTGCACTCGCTCCAGAACTTGTTGTGCAGTCTCGGTCAAGCCTTCACGGCCCATGGCCACACCGGTCTTGGCGGCGTAGTCGGCAGCGGCGCGGCCCAGCGTTTGTTTGGCGATGGCCTCGGCCTGCGCGGTGGTGAGCTTGGAGCCCACGGAGCCAAAGAGTTTACCCACGCCGGGCATCAGGGCCATGGCGGCAGTATCAAGCGCTGCTTGGGGGATGGCCGCGCCTACGGCGGAGCCCAGACTGGTCTCGCCCAGCGTCTTGCCGGTGTCCATCTGACGGGACAAGTTGGAGCCGGTGAACTGTCCGGCCGAGGTCAAACCTGCCAAACCTGCGCCAAGCACGGCGGCAGTAGGTGCAGCCACGGGAGCTGCCAAAGCGCCAAGACCAGCGGCAACGGGCGCGGCCATGTACGGGAGGGAGCCGCCCAGCGTCTCCCTGAACTTCAGACCGAAGTCCTCGGTCCAGCCTTTTTCCGTGGGGGTGAAGCGGGCCTGCGCGGCGGCTTCTTTCTCTTTCTGGTACTTCTCGGCGGCTGCCTCGTCCATCAGGCCGATCTTGCCTGCGGTCAGCGCGGTCTCACCCTTGAGACGCTCAAAGCCTGCGGCTGCGGCAGCTTTGAGTCCGGTGGTGTCTTGAGCAGGTTTGGCGGGGGCTGCCGAAAGCTGCCCCCGGATTGCGGCAATGATCTGCTCTTCGGAAGCTCCGGCTGGCCCCTCCACATCATAGATACGCCCATCTGGGCCTTGTACGCTGTAAATGGGCATAGCCTGTTTCCTAATTGTTAGGGGTTTCGCACCCCTAGTACTTTGAATTCGCCAGCGCCGGAGCTGGAGCCGGACATCATTTTAATGTAGTCCTGCGGGTTTGGGTACTGCTGTTGCAGCAGCACGTTGCCGGACCACGCCTTCATCAACGTCTCAGCGGTCTGAGGGTCGCGCTTGGCTTGTGCAAACTTGTCGTACGCAGCAGCAAACTTGGGGTCGCTACCGTAGCGCTCGATCAACTGCAACTCGGCCGGTGTTCGCTTAGCGGCTTCACGAGTTGCCGCTGCGCTGGTGTCGGCAGAGTATTTGGACGCGGCGGCGCTGATCTCGCTGCCAGTAATGGCGGCCAAACCTGCAGCTTTGCGGTCGTTGAACTTGTCCATGCGGTCTTGGCTCTTCTCGCGCAGAGACAAAGCAGTGTCCACATCGCCACGCGCCTCGGCACGGCGGGCTTGCTCGATGTCGGCCATGGCCTTCTGGCGCTCTTTGTCGGCCTTCTTGAACTCTTTCAAGGACTCCTTGTACCCGGCCAAGCCTGTACCAAAGCCCTCGGCAATGTTCTTCAGAGCGTACGGCGACGCGCCAGCGGCAGCAGCCAGACCAGCTTGGGTCACGGCCATCCACAGGGCGTCTTTCTTCTCGCCAGCAGCGCCTTCGGATTCTTTGTTCAGCGCAGCTTCAAGCCCGGCGTACGCCTTCTCTTGCGGCATGAGTGCCGCACGCTCGGCTCGGATTTCGTCCAGCGTCTTGGCCTTCTCAGGGCCCATGCCTTCAAGGTCTTTGAGATACCGCTCGCGGAAGCCCGTGGTTGGCGCGGCAGGTTTGGTCTCGGCTGCAGGTGCCGGTGCAGGTGCTTTTTTCCCGGTAGTGCCTTTGTCAACTTTAGGGGCAGCGGCTGCAGCTTGCTTGTTCGCACGCTCGGTCATGTACAGGTTTGACGCTGCATCAAACTGGGCCAAGTCCTGTGGTGACGGCCCCGCGTTTTGTGTGCCACTTGCGGCAGCCAGAATCGCTTCATCGGCAGAAGTACCCACGCCTGCGGCAATACGTGCTTTGGCTTGCTCAACTTGATAGTTTGCGCCCGTAGCTCGGGCTTCGCGGAACAGTCTGCGCAAAAGAGGCACTTCTTCTGGTGCACCTTGCTGCGGAATGATGTTGCCTGTGCCTGCAACAAAGCCGGGGATGTCACCCATCATGCTTGTGGGTTTAGGCATCCCGCCGTACTGATACCGCTCAACATCCCCACCGCCAGCGAACGCTACGATGCCGCCGTCGGCAAAGTTCATGTCGCCTGCAGGCAGCTGGCCAATACCCATCTCTTCTGGGAGTTGTTGTGGAGCCATCTCGGCCACCGCTTGGTCGACCACCTTGGGCTGCTCTTGCACGCCTTGCGCACCCTGTCCGGCAGAGCGCATCTCTTTGCGGCGGTTGGACTCGGACATGGCCAGCGCCATGATGTAGGGGTCGCTCTTGTGCATCTGCGCGTACTGCTGCAACTGAGCGTCTGGCAACTTGGCCAGCGTGGACGTGATCTTGTTGACATCAATCATGGCGTACCTCAGATTTTGGACAGGGCCAGCTCAGCCAAGCCTGCCGATTTTTTCTTCTTGCCCTTGGTCTCAGAGCTGACGGTGCCGCCTTTGGCTCGCATCAACTGGCTTGCGCCCAGCGCGGCGGTACCAAGACCTGCAACCTGTGACGCCATGCTCGGGCCGGGCGCGTACATGGTTTGCACTGCACCGGACGGCGTGCCGCGCAGCAGGTTGGATTGGAACTCCAGCTGCTGGTATGGAAACTTTTTCTGGGCCAAGAAATCTTCGTACTGCTGGTTGAGTACGTTCTGCACCTGCTGTTGCTGCTGGGTGCCGTAACCTGCTTGCAGCTTGTTGACGTCCATGGCCTGCCCGAACTGCTGGCTGCCGAGTGCGCCCAACTGACCCGCGCCTGTGAGTGCCGTCTGAAGTCCTTGCAAACCAAGCCCCGCACCGTACTGACGTGACTGTTCCCCAAGCTGTTGTGCAGACTGGCCATATTGCGCGGCTGTTTGAGCGCCGGTCATTTTTTGCTGTGCAGCAAACTGGTTCGCGGCTTCTTGGGCTTGCTGTGCGGACATGCCGTACTGGGCTTGGAGCTGCGCGGCTGTCATGCCTTGGCCAGCGCCGAACTGACGTGACTGCTCGAACGCCTGCTGCGCCGCCTGTTTTGCCTGTGACTGCTGTGCAGCGGTCTGTGCGGCTTGGGTAGAAGCGAACTGGCGTGAAGCCTCTTGGGCCTGATCGGCCGACAACCCGTACTGCGCTTGCAACTGGGCAGCGGACAGACCTTGACCTGCGCCGAACTGACGCGACTGCTCCGCAAGCTGCTGCGCCTGCATAGATTGTTGTTGGTTGGCCAGCGCTGCCTGCAGCCCGGTTTGTGCGCCCAGTTGCTGGGTTTGTAGTGCTGCCTGCAGGTTTTGTTGGCCGGTTGTCAGACCGGCCTGTTGGTTTGCCAACGCGGCTTGGAGGCCAGTCTGTGCACCCAACTGCTGCACGCCAAGCTGCGATGCGAGGTTTTGCTGGCCCACAGTGAGCCCGGCTTGCTGGTTGGATTGCTGCGCTTGCAGACGTGCGGCTTGCTCAGCGTTGAACTGCTGCTGCGCCTGCTGGTATGCCGCCTGCGAACCGGTGGCCTGAATGTCGCCCAGCTGGGTGCCCAGATTGCGCTGGCGCTCAGCTTCAACGATGGCCTGACGAGAGCCGCCAAACGCACCAGACGCGACGGCCTGTGCTTGGTTCTGGTTGCGCTGCATCTCAGAAGCTCGCTGCGCTTCACGTTGCTGAATACCAACAACGCTCTGCATGTACGGCGACATGTAGGCTTCGGCCGCACCGGGCTGGGCAAACGACTGCGTGCGAACACGCTCTGCGGGGCCCATACGGTACTGGTTGAGCTGCTGCGCAGAGACTTCTTGCGCTGGGCCCATCTGGAACCGATCAAGCTGCGGGCCGCTCACACGCTCAGCGCCAAACTGCCCGGCTTGGTAAGAGTCAGGACCTTGGAAGCGGTTTTGGAATTGGCCCGCTTGGTACGCGTCAGGCGCTGTGTATGTGTCACCAAACTGCCCGGCAGCGTACTGGCCCGGGGCTTGAAAAGCGTTCTGGAACTGTGAAGGGCCGTAGTCGCCCGGTGCCTGAAACTGATTCTGGAACTGGCCTGTTTGATACCCTGTGTTGAGGGCGCGGTCAGATGCCAGAGCGGCTGTGGATGCGCCCAGCCCGGTAGTTGCCGACGGCTGCATTGACCCCGCGCCTGCAAACGCTTTCTGCTGCAGTGGGGTGAACTGTGCCTGCCGCTCACCGCCGTACGCTTGGTACGGGGACTCAGACAGCGCTGCACCCTTGCCCAAAACTTCTTGCGCGTAGGGTTTGGCCCAGTCAGGCAGGTCTTGCGTCTGGGTTGTGCTGGATGGGCCGCCACCGCCGCCACCGCCGTCGCCGTAAACAGTACGGCCCGCTACTTTGCGAGTAGCGCTATCACCCAAAGGCTCGCCAAAGGCGTAAAGTTCTCGGCGGGAGTAGCTCATTTCTTCACCTCAAAAAATTTCTGGTACATCACACTCTGCACCTCGTACCCGTACTTACGGGCGGTTTGACGCCACCCCGGGCGTCCTACGAATTCAATCCCTGCGCAGCCAGCGCTGCGGGCCGCATCTTCGGCCAATTCCTGCATCTTATCTTCCACCGCCTCCATTGTGCCCGGCACCATGGCGCAATACTGGATCGTGAACATCTTGCAACGTGGGTACTGCTTGATCTCGGTGATGATGTGCCCCATGGCGGTTCCCGAATCATGCACAACCCAAAGCTGCATTTGCCCGTTGAGGACAAAACGCAGGATGTCATCAGCGCTCGCACGCCCCCGAGTCCAGAGTTCAGACTCTTTCAGGTAGGTCAACACGGCGGGTATCGTCGTGGCAATCTGACCGACAGGGACCAGCGAAATGTCCATTACGCAGGCAGCAACTTCTCAGCGCGGCTGTTGACGGCCACACGGTCTTTACCGATGGATTTCTTGCGGGCGCTCTGCACACGGTCCATCATGGCGTACAGCTTGCGTGCACCTGCCTCGGTCGAGCCGTTGCCCAACTCAGACACGATGCGGGCTGGAACCACGAACTCGCCGTCAGCCAAACGGGCTGGGCGCTTCTCGCCAATCGAAGCGGGGATGCTGTCTGAGACGCCGTCACCGGGGCCGCGCAGGAGTCTGCCGCCGTCCGAGTAATCGCCCAAATGGCTCTGGCCACCTTGTGCCAGCGCGGCGATGCCGCCTTGGGCCCAGCCACCTTCACCCGGAGCTCCGCCGCCTTCGCCGGAGTTGCTCATGCCACCACCTTCACCACCACCACCACCACCACCACCACCACCACCACCGCCTACGCTGCCGGAGTCGCCACCGTAGCCGTAGTCGTACGGCACGTTCGTTGCGGTGGCACCCACGTTAGCCGCTGGGGCGTTCACGACAGGCAGCGCTGTGAATGCGCCTGTTACGGGGTCAAACGTGTATGGGCGCATTGTTGCGCCAGAGCCGGAGCCCCGCATCGCAGACATCAACCCAGCCATGCCGCTCGCAGGTTGTGCGGCAGCAGGAGGCACGGCAGCCTGCACGGGGGTAGGTGCGGGCATGGGTGCAGCAGGTGCTGCGCGAGTAGGCGCTTGGCCCATCAGGTACTTGAACGCGTCGCCGGACTGGCCGGACATGGTGTAGTACGGGTCCTGCTCGACGGGTTTGACGGCTTTGGTCTCGCCGCCTTCATTAAACATCTGACCGCCGTTGGCCATCAGGGTTTGCGCCTCGTTACGGTCTGACATGGCTTGCACTGGGCCAATGCCCATGAGACCACCACCCGCTGCGGTGCGGGTGTAGACGGGGTTGAAGTACGTGCGCTCACCAGTGGGTGCGCCAGAGTAGCCTGCCTGTGGGTCACTCACTCGACCGGGGTCGTACGTGTAGCGGTACGGCTCCTCTTTGGGTTTTGAACCTGCGGCTTCTGGGCCCTGCATCAGCAGAGGCATCGCAGAGGCATAACCGTATTTCATCAGGCCTGACGCTCCGCCAACGCCTGTGGCTTCCACACCCTTGGATGCGGCATTGCCCATGAACGCTTCGCGGCCTGCTTCGGTGCCCAAGCTCTTGAACCCTTGGCCCAGTTGCGAAAACTTGTCCGCCATGGGCGTTGCGGTAGATACTTGCGGAGCACCAGCGGCAAGCTGTGCGGTAGGGGGTCCTGCGACAGGTGCGGCTTGCGCCATAGCGGGGTTGAGACCCATGGGGTCCACACCGCTGAAACCTCCGGTCATGACGTTGTAGCCGGGAGAGGCGGCTGCGGCGGGCGCAGCGTTTGCAGCCTGAAAACCTGACACTGCAGGGTTCTCCAAAGCGGCTGCTTCCATTCCTGCAAGCGGGTTAGCCGCTGCACTTGCGCCTGCACTCATCAAACCGCCAGCCAAACCAGCGCCGCCGTACGCGCCCAGACCTGCCATCAAGCCTTTTTGCAAGCTGCCTGTGGCCAGCGTTTGTGCGCCACCAACGCCAAGACCGATCATCCAAGGGGCTGCCGCACCGCCTGTGGCGGCGGTAATACCGGCACCAATCACCATTGGCAAAATGCTCGACAGGAAACCGGCTTCGGGTAAACCCGTATCAGGGTTGACGGTCAGGGAGCCGCCATGGGCTTTGGCAAGCGCGTGCAGGCCCGCCACTTCTTGTGGGGCCATGTGGACCAGTTGCGTATCGGGGCCACGGCCACGCGAGGCCATGTGTTGTGCGGCAAGTTGCAGGCTCATGTGCGCCTCTCGGAAAGGGGGTTGGTTGAGTCTATCATGTAGGGCTTCCCAGAGCAATTACGGCAAGCGTGAAACAAAGTTGACCGTCATGATGACGGACGGTATTTCTGGTCGAGTCGGGCTGGTGCCTGCGGCGTAGTGCTCCAAGAACACGTCCGTGCTGCTGGCCCACCATTTGATGGTGAGGTACTCGGTGTCAGGGTTGGTGACTGTGAAGATACCCGTAATGGCCGGGACAATGTGCGACCACTCAGACAGACTTTTGCGTGCCGGGATGTCAAACCGTGTGTTGGACAGCGGATAGTTGGTGCCGTCATACCCGGCCCAAACCTCAAACACCTGCGAAGCGTTCCCCCGGTTGGAGACCTGCAGGGTAAATGTGACAAGGTACTGCCCAGCCTGCTCAAACCAAATCTCGTTGGTGTTGCGTACCTCGATGCCCTGCTGAATAACGGGCTGGTTGAAGCTCAACTGGTTGGCGACCGTAATCCCCGCGTTGGCCTGATCCTGACTGCTCATCAGCATGGCGTGAGGGTTTTGCAGGTACACACCGCCGTTCACGCCAAAGGCCGAGGCCAGCGTGTTGTCCAGTTGGTTGAAGTACAGGCGCAGCACATCGCTGTGCTGGTTGTGGAAGCGCGGCTCGTAATCCTGCGGCGCAACTGGCAGGAACGGCGGGCGGGTAGTGTTGAGGCGGGTCATCGACGACCATCCGGGCGGACATCAATCGAAGGAACGCCCAACTGCCACTGCACGCCAAGCCCATCGGAACCAATCCTAAACGCCATCTGGCGACCGCGAACCCGGGTGTACACAATCTCGGTGAACTGCTGCACCACGTAGTTGCGCTGGCCCTGATAGTTCTGGGCGCTGACGACCTCTGGAGAAGGAGCCGCGCCGTAGTTCGCGCCGGGGTTCTGCCGTGGGCGCATCGTGATGGTCACCGCCGGGTTGTTGACCGTGGAGCCGTCGAACGTGATGTCCGGGATCATGCGCCAGACAAAGCCGTAGTTGTGGCCGTCCCCAATGTTGAAGTCAGCGGACTGTACGTACGACTCGATCGGGCTTGGTGGGTTGGTCGTGCCGTCATCCACGCCGTCTTCGTGATAGATGATCTGGCCGTCGTAACCGGCAGCGGTCGGGTAATCGCGCAAGGGCGAGTCCACCCAAGCCGTGCGGGCCAAGTTGCCGTAGGACCAGATTTTCTCCAAGTGGTTGTACACCACGTAGCGGTCGATTGCCGTGGAGTTGGCCGAGCAGTAGAACCACCAGATTTCGTTGAAGCCCTCATTGGTGCTGGCAAAGAACTGGTACTGCTGCTGCAGGTTGATGTCGCCAAAGATGTACTGGCGCAGCGGGCAGTAGAGCGTCTCCACACGGCCGGAGTACATGTAGAACTTGTCCAGCCCCATCCAGTACGTGACGTTTGCCGCCGTGGCCACGGCGTTCGGCCCAGCGATGGAAAGGTTCGATCCCAGAATCTGGAAGCCCCAGACGTACGGTGGGCCGAGGTACTGCATGGAGTACAGCGCGGCGTCTGTCCACACCAAGATTTCCTGACGTGTCTGCAGGTGCGCCACAATAGATGAGCCCGTGCTCAAGCGGTAGCTGCCCGCTTGGTTGGTTGCTGCAGGTGCCCAGACGGTGTAGTCTTCTTGATCTGACCAGCGCACCAAAAGTGGGTCAATGGCCGTCTCGCCGTAGTCGTTGCAACCAAACGCAATCACAAAGCGCGAAGCGTCGGAGACAGTCACCGCGTTGCACACTGAAGGGCATGAGGTGTCCGTGGTGTAAGGCGAAGGGCTGCCGGAGCTCAAAAGCACCGCACGGTCATAAACGGTGGGGCTGATGTTCACCTTCCAAAGATACAGCGCACCGCCGCGAGGGTTGATGAGCAAGTCTTGGCCGTAGTTGGCCTGACTCCACAAACGCATTTGTTCGCCAACACCAATACCTGCTGGCGCAGGGTCACCCCATCCAGTAAGCGTGCCGCCAGAATCGCCGCCCCAGCCGCCAGCACCCCAGCCCACACCGACGGTGTATATCTCGCCGCCAACAGAGAGCTGGTAGGTAAAGGTTGCAGCGCCTGTTGTGCCAGACGACGTTGCCGGGGATGAGACAGTGATGCTGTACGTGTTCGACGTAAGGTATGTGATGCGGAACTCTTGGTTCAGCGCAGCGGCAGGGATGCCGTTGATTGCGCCGCCGACACCGGAGATTGTCACAAAGTCGCCCGTGATACCGTTGAAACCTACGTCGTTGATGACCACCGTGGTCGAGCCGTTGGTGGTTGTGAAAGCGTTGGACGCTACGGTGTTTGTGTCACGAATGGGGGTAATGTCAAAAAGATCGCCGCCTGTTGTCTGCTGGATGTAGAACTTCAGGTTGGTGCCAATCCCCAGCAGGTTGAAACCGGCCAAAGTGATCCAGTTGTTCAGTGAGCGGCAGACGCCCCAAAACGCGCCTGCAGGCGGTTGCAGTGTGGCTTCAGATGTGCCTGTGTCCAGCGTCCAGCCGCCCAGTTTCTCGGGGTAGCCCGAGCGAAAACGCACCTTGTCCATCTCGAACCAAGTGCCTTCATTGGCCAAGGATGTCGATTCTCGGTTGACGCCGGGGCGTAGCTGGAGTTTTTGCAATGGCACGGTTTACCTCACGCAGTCATAGATGAGGCTGTCGATTGCACCTCCGCCACGCGGCGGCCCCAGCCCTTGCCAAATGTACCCCAATGAGGCAAATCCATCAAGAAGGACAGGCGGCGCTTGGCGTAGTCCTCGACCAGCTCTTTGGGGTCGAATGCGGCCACGGCAGCCAGCGTCTTGGGACCAATACCGCCGTCAGGCTCGACACCCACGCAGGATTGGAGCCACTTGGCCGCACGCCCGGGGCCAGAGTTCACAGCAGCATCAAAGACGGCGTAGTCCACGCCTTCGGGCAAGTCGTCGCCCTTGATCTTGTCCCAGTACTTGGCTTTGTACATGGGGCCCACCAGCTCGGGCGTCAGCGCACGCATGGCCTTTTCATCAACCTCGTGGCCCACCCACTCCTCCCAAACCTTCTTGGTGACGCCCAGATTGGTCATGCCACCGGGGTCGGATGGATGATTCACAAAACCACCTTCGTGGTGGAGGATGGCCTTGAGTGCGGCGTCGAAGTTGGCTTTCATTTCATGCCTTTCATGATGTCTTTTTGCTGGCTGCTGTTAGAGCTGCCTAGCCAGAAATTGTAAACAGACGCGGTCTCACGAGCTAACACACCGAGCAGCATCATCATGATGTCAGAGCCGGTTAGCTGCAACTTGCCAAGGGCGGAACCAATTATCAGCGTGAAGAACCCAAGCACCGTGATGACCGACAGGAACGCGGGCATTCTCGACTTGGTTGCCTTTTGCATGTCCCTTGCGTCAGCCGTGTTGGCGTTGCTGATCTCCAGCACCTTGGTCTCGTTGGCCATCCGGGCCAGCTCGCCGTTCTCCTGCATCTGGGCCAGCTCCTGCTTTGCGGCTGCGGCAGCTGCGGGGTCGGGCAAGAATCGGTCGATCAGTTTGCCGCCAATGGCAGCCAGCGGGTTCAGGTCACTCAGGTTCATCAATTTCCCCTTTTGGTCAACATGGCGCTGGCGATCTCCAGCATGAATCGGGTCTGCTCCAAGTTTTCTGGAGGCTGTGCCCAGCCCACTGTGATCTGGCCTACAAACCGGTGGTTGTCTGGCGGCACGCTCACCCGGCAGGTGAAGGTCACGCCCTTCTCGATGTACCACAGCCCGACTTCAGACTGCGCGTACCGGTACTCTGAGCACGGAATGTCGTTGGTCATGAGCTTGACCACATCGTTGTTGTTCGACGAGTTTTGGCTGAACAGGCCCACGTCGATGTCCTCGATGCTCTTGTCCCTGCCATCCTTGGTGTACGCCTTGAACAGCACCCGGGAGTTGAACAGGGGGTTGACCTTGAAGATGGCCACCACCGCAGCACCGGTCTGCTTGAACAGCATGGCGCTCGCTTCGTCGGCTCGGCCTGCGTTGATCTCCGGCAGCTTCTTGGACTCCTTGTAGGCGTCCATCATGAATGATTGGTTCTGCCACAGAAAGTACCCAGCAAAGGCCACCACGCCCATGATGAGGATGGCGAACAGCTTGAACGGCGAGTCCACATACCCGAGCACCTTGTCGAGTGTTGAGTTGGCGTTTAGCTTTTCTTCACTCATCGCAGGTGCTTCATGTAGATGACGATGCCGCCGATCATGAGCGCGGCAAGGATCAACGAGGCGATGCCGATGGCGATGTACTCAGCCATTTGGGCCAGTCTTGCCGCCCTGCGTGCCGCCTCACGTTTGGCCGCTTCTTGGGCCTCTCGGCGCTTTCTGGCTGCGGCTGCTTGGAAATTCACCCAGTCATTCCACATACCCGGGCGACCAGCGTAGACCATGCGCTCACGAAGTTCTTCTTCCTGCTGCTTGAGGTTCTCAAGCGCCATGAACTCTTCGAGGTCTGAGCCACCACCCTTCTGGGTGGCCTTCTCTTGAATCTTGGCCTTGTTATCGAAGTAGTCAAAGACCCGGGAGCCGAGCTGGTGCAGCTCCTTGCCGTTGGCCAGAGCGCCCTTGATGACCGCAAACGCAGCATTGGCAGCAGCAATTTCTGCAATCATCGCAACACCCCAATAAAAACTAGGGACTGCTCTGGCGAGCAATCTGGGTCCAGATTTTACGGTCTCTTTCAAAAGTAGCAACCGCATCGTTACCCGTCCGAACGCTCAGCAAAAAACCGTTGGCTTCGGCCAAGGCGTGGTCCTCTGCCGTGAGTTTACGGGTGACTTGCTTCACGATGCTTCTCTTGGTTTCTTCCGTCATTTCTCTGCCAGCAAACAGGTATGTGGTCAGCACAAAGCCGTGGTACCCCGTAATGTCCAGCAAGATTTTCCCGGTCTTGTTTTGCACAGTCTGTCGCAGGGCAGCGGCGGCTGGGCAAGTGGCGTCAATGTGGCCACCAAGCATCGCGGCAGTGGCTTCTTGTGGGGTCTTGTAGGCAACATAAACGAACGCAACGCCCTGTTTGGAAAGAGGCTCGGCCAAAAGCGCTTTGCAGGCATGGCCCACCCATCCGACAGTCAGCGGCCGGTTGAGTCGCTTCAAGTCTTGCAAGGAGTCCGCAGGAAAGTCAGGGCGTACTGCCAGCGCTTGTGGTGCGGAAGCCAGCGTCGCCAACAGTTCGTTTTTCTTGGCCGGGTCTTCTTGTGCGTGAAGCGTTGGGAGAAAGTGCACAGCCAACGCAACGTGTATCGCCACATCCGTCTTGTTGCCATCAAGTTTTTTCCACGTCAGCAACCCGTCTGCTCCGGGGCTGGGCAACATGGGCGCATCAGGGAAAAACATTTTTGCCAGCAAACGAGCATGCGCTTCTCCTGTCGAGTGCACAGTGGGTTGCTCCGCGTGCGCAGCAGACAAAAAGAAAGCCAAGAAGAGCGCAAGTGTTCGCTGCATTTTCATGGGGGTGACGTTTTAGACAAGACTTCGCTGCGCGTCTGGCCAGTTACAAACTTGGAAAAAGAAAAACCGTCACGGAGGTTGAAAAAGTTCAACCCGAACGCGCACGGCATTGCCGGTTTGTTGGTTGACTTGTCGTACACAAACTTGAGGATGTCTTGCTTAAAGCCGAGGTGGCCGGTTTGCGCAAGTCCCGCTTCTGTGTAGTAGGTTGTGCGGAACTGAAAATCGTGCGGCACCCAGACACCGCCTGCTTTTAGAAACTGCAGGTGGTAGAAACAGTTTTTGTTCCCCGCAAGCAGTGTGGAAACCTTGCTTTGCAGTTCTGCAGTTTCGTCTGTGTCGTTTTCGTTTGACCACGTAGAGCGCACAAAACGCCCTTGCTCGTTGAACTTTGTCTCCAAACACAGCGGAGAAAAGTGCCACACATCGCCCGCACCGTTGATGCAGCCCGACAGTATCAAAGCATCAAAGCTGTCGCCCTCACCGTCCGCTACTTGCTGGACAACGATCGGCTCTGTCTGTGCAACGGCGTCCGAAAAGAAGCCAAGCGCATCAAGCTCCGCAACGGCCTGTGCCTTTGTGAAGATTTTGTAGAGGGCGGGGGCCAGCGTGCCGGAAGAACGTGTGTCGGACGACACCGCAGGTTTTAAGATGACGCGGTCAAAAGCGAAAGCCTCGATGTCAGCTTTGCTGCGCACGGCGCTGGTTGCCAGAGTTGGAAACCCTGCCGCCAAGAACTTTTGCGGCGCAACACTCTTGTCGCACAGAGAGAAGTCCGGAACGTCGATTCCATGAACGCGCCCGTACGCTTGCAAGTTGGCAAAGCTCTCTTGCGTGTCGCTGCTGGTGTAGACGTACGCCGCCGGTATGTGTGCGTGCAAGCTGAGCTGCAACCCCGCAGGCGCGAGCTGTGAGCGCTCAATGAACGCGGTGGGGGAGTAGATCAGCGTCTGCGGAGTTGCTGGCGCAAAAGGGTGGTACATGTCGGGGTACGCCGCTTCGTACTTTGCCCGGTCAAACACGTCGCCCGGAGAGAAGACGTTGAGCAGATCGCAAAGCACCAATGCACCCCCTGCTTCAGGAATGTCGGTGGTTTCGGCGGTGCGTACAACGCCATTTTCAATAAAAATAAAGCGGTTCATTGTTCGTCACACCTGTGTTATGACCCAGTCTCTTGTCGCGCCAACGTCTGCAGCGGCCACAAGCGGATTCGGACTGGATAATGTGTATACCGCCGGGCCTGATGGCGTCACGAAAGTAACCAAGTTCAAGGATAAGCGGTTGTTGTCGCCAACCTGTATGTTCACTACGTTGCCAAAACCTGCGCTGCTGGTACCTCTGACGTTAAAAGTGTTTGCGAAATTGCCAGTGCCGTTGGTTTGAGAACTGGACAAGGTCTCGATAGAAGTTGCGTTGGGGTAAAAAGTTGTGATGTTACCGGGGGTGATAGACCCGTATATCACAGAAGCGTTGCTGGTATACCCGTTAGATGTGTTCGTGCCGGACTTGCCCGAGACGGTTCGTGTCCCTGCCGTAATCGTGCCCCCCGCACAGTTTTTATTTCGAAGCTGACTCATGCTCACCGCCGTCAGGAGGGTCGTGCCCGAGATACACCTTACCGCCGTCCCGCTCATGCTGATCGGAGCTGTGGCCGACTTGCCCGTTGCTGTGTTGATGTCACCAAGAGAAATGGTGCCACTGGGGGTTAATGCCATGCTCGTCTCCTCAAGGTGAACCGTAGGCAGTGATGTCTGCCAACGTCTTGAAATTGCCAGAAGAATCCATGGACGCGATTGTCGTTCCGCCGTACTTAAACAGCAACTTGCCTCCGGACTCGTAGATCAAAAAGTTGGTCGTGGCCACTTGTGCCGCACTGTTCGCGTTCGATGCAGAAGCAACCGACTGGCTGCCGATGTTGCTTGAAGTGATGAACGAGCCGCCCGATGCCGGGAATGAGGCGTTGGTAGCGTTGGTAGCGTTGGTGGCGCTGGTAGCGTTGGTGGCGTTTGCAACCGTTTGAAACGCTATGTTATTGCTCGTGATGAATGTCCCGCCCGCTTGCGGACTTGTGGCCGTTGCCGCGTTGCCTGAGCAAGAGGCGGCTGTTGTGGCGTTCGTCGCGTTCGTGGCGTTCGTTGCGTTCGTGGCAAAGCTCACCGACTGGCTGCCGATGTTGCTTGAGGTGATGAACGAGCCGCCCGATGCGGGGCTTGTAGCTGTGGCTGCCGTGCCAGAAATGCCGATGGCCCAAGTGCCCGATGCGCCGGAGCCGCCGCGAGAAGGGACGTCCAGATTGGTTCGTGCGTCTGCGGCCGTGGAAGCCCCAGTACCGCCATCAGCAACTGCCAAGTCTGTGATGCCCGTGATTGAACCGCCCGTGATGGACACGCTGTTCGCGTTCTGGGTGGCCATGGTACCAAGGCCGAGGTTGCTTCGTGCGGTTGAGGCGCTGGACAAATCCGACAGGTTGTTGGCCCGGTAGGCGTATGTGGTGTCCTGACCGGTCGCGGTGACGCCGAGGTTGCTTCGTGCATCCGCAGCTGTCGAGGCCCCAGTGCCGCCGTCGGCAATGGCCAAGTCCGTGATCCCGGTGATGGAGCCGCCAGTGATGCTGACCGCGTTTGCGTTTTGCGTGGCAATCGTGCCCAAGCCCAAATTGGTTCGAGCCGACGAAGCGCTGGCCAGATCAGACAGGTTGTTGGCCCGGTAGGCGTATGTGGTGTCTTGGCCAGTGGCAGTCACACCGAGGTTGGTGCGAGCGTTGGCGGCAGTCGAAGCCCCAGTGCCGCCGTCGGCAATGGCCAGATCGGTGTCCAGCGTCAACGCAGACAGGTGGTTGTTCTGGAAGTACACGTTGGTACCGTCGGTCCACACGGTGACGGTTTTGCCTGCAGGGATTGCCACCCCTGCCCCGGCCGCTGTGGTGTTGCCAATCACGGTCGAGTTGTACAACGTGGCCGTGTAGCTGCTGGCGTTGTAGATAGTGTATTGCTTGGACGCCGGAGGGGCGTACACAGCAAAGTTGGCCCCCGTGGAGGTGGTCAGGGCGATTGCCGCATGCACAGACTGGTTGAGCGCCGCAGTCGCGGAGCCGCCGTTGATGTATGTCAGGGCTTGGTTGGCCGAAGCCACGGCCACAGAAATGTATCCTGCAACCGCCTGCTCAATGACGTACGCCAAGTTTGTGTTGGTGGTGGTGCCCCACGTACCCGCTTGGTCGCCGGTCGTGATAAGTTCGATCCGAAGGTCGGGTGAGTACGTGCTCATGTCAGGTCCTTAGCTTATGCAGCAGGCGGCGGTACGTTTCTGGGGCCTTGATTTGCCTGCATTTCTTGCTGCGCTTTCACGCCAATTTCGCGCAGCTTCATAAACAGGTCAAGACACTCGCCCAGCTGCCCAGTGGTCAGCTGTTTCATGATGAGATTGTACTCAGTCACGGTGATTTCGCCAATGTTGATTTTCGGTTCCATGCGTTCTCCTTACGGTGTTGGTGGGGTTGGTGGGGCCCATGGCAGGGCGGGTTCGGTCACGGGGTCGATCTTATCTGCAATCTGTTTTGCAATGACGCCGTTGACGTGCTCTTCGTAGCTGCCCGTCACAACGGGCTGAATCCAGCCCAGCACAATTTCTTGTGTCAGTTGGTCGTAGGGCACAAAGTCTGTCTGATCTGGGTTTGGGTCCAGTGGCGTCGCGCCGCTGAACGTACCGGTGTTGCCGTTCTCGTCCGTGCCGGTTTTGGTCCAGTATGTCTGAACAACGTAATCGGCTTCACTGCCGACGGTTGTGACCTTCATGCCGGTGACGGCCCATGTGTATGTGATTGCCATGATTTAAACCCTCTTTTGAAGTTCGTCCACTTTAGCAGACAGCTGTTTTACCGCCTCGATCAACAAGCCGGTTATGTTGCCGTAATCTACGGCCAACAATTCTGTTGTTTGCCCCGTTGATGGGTCGGTGGTAACCACTGAACGCACCACCTCTGGAAGCACTGCTTCAATTTCTTGCGCCACAACACCGACACGGCGCTCAGGATTGCCAATCTTGTTGTAGTAGACCCCGCGCAGGTTCAAAACCTTGTCCAAAGCGGAGTCGATGGTTACGATGTTTTCCTTGACGCGGACGTCTGAGTACGCGGTGACGTTGCCCGTAGCAGTGATATTACCGGAAGCATCGCAAACAAATAATTGCGACCCGCCGGAATTTCTAAATTGAAACACGCCCGCTGCTTGGAAATACCAATTGCTTGCGTGGTACTGAATCTTTCCAGCAAACTCCCCCGTCCAGCCAGAGGAGTCAGCACGCCAATCCCCCACGGTGCGCAGTGAAGTGCCGCCTGTCGGGTCAAGGTAATACCCGGTGTTGTTGTAGTCGTAAACAATCTGGGGGCGGAAACTGCCGTCAGTGTTTATGGTTGAAACTATGCCGTTGGCCCCGTTGCCAAGGTTGATTACGTTGCCGTCGTAGTAGTTAAGGTATAGCCCTTTTCCGCTAGCAGCATCTATGTGCAAGTTGCCGTCCGTTGTACAAACAGACGCAACAGTTGTGCTGTCTATGTAACCCTGTCTTCCATCACCCCCGACAAGCAAATACATCCCCCATGTTGGGTTAGGGCCGTGCAGAGCGCCACCACGAATCCGCAAGGCGGAGTCGCTTGTGCTGTTTGGGTCAAGGTAATACCCAGTGTCGTTGCTGTCGTAGAAGATGGGGGCGCGTATTGACCCTGTAACAGACAAGGCTGCACTCTGATCCAACTGCATCTTCCAAGTGCTCCAATTAGCACTGCCTGCTTGACTTGTGTACCAGTAGTGCTGATGGTTTTCGGATGCTACGTTTCCTATGGTTCTCCAGTGACCTGAGTAGTAGTGAATGTCGTTGCCGTAAGTTCTGACTTGGGCTTGGTAGTTTGACTGAATGCCCAACTCAAGAGAATCGTAGTTTGAGAATCCAGCGATTTTCAAAACAGGAAGTCCGTTTGCGTCAGAACCTGAACTTGCCCGTTGCATGCTCGTGTAGTACAAAACAGAAGCGCTGTTCGGGTCAACGTAGTACGCTGTATCACTTTGATCGTAAAAAATTGTTCCGTACACAGCGCCGCCCGCACCGTTGGTACGCCCGTAAACCATTGGGTACAACCAACCAGAGTAGTTGTCGTTATTCCACTGCGTTTTATACGTGATGTCGCCTGTGTGAGAGGCGTAAAGCTGGAACGAGTGGTTGGCGGTTCTCCAGCTCATCACTGCGCCGTAAGTGTAAACACTTGGCGGTGAGTTTGCGTATGAGGGCGTGTAGTTAAACTGCGAAACAATAAACTGCCCAGTGGTATTGGTTAGCGATTGCCAATCTGCTACGGGGTCAGTACTGGACACGTTGCCCACATAGTAGTTGTCAATGCGTGGTTGAATCACCAGCCGGTTTAAGTTGGATGCGCTCGCAGGGTCAAGGTAGTACCCGGTGTCGTTGTAGTCGTAAAAAATTGGCGAACGCATTGACCCGTACGCGTACGAAATTCCACCAGAAATAATATCACCATTGTTTTGGTCAAACCTGATTTTTTCGTACGCTGTACGGTTCCCGGAATAGCGGCTTGGCACGGTGAAGCTGCGGAAATTTCCGGTGGTGCTTTCAGCAGTGATACAGAAATAGTTGTTTGGGTTATCGTGATATAAACCCCAACCCGCGTTTGGTTCATAGTCTACGAAAAGGCCAGTCCACCCTTCCGCAGTTACTTGCTGCATTCCGATGGCTGATCCGGCCGAGCCTGTACCGCTGGCGTTTAACAACACTCCAGCGTAGTTGTAGGTTCTCGCGTCAACTGAGCCCCCAAATACAGCCGACGTTGCAGCAGTCGGGTCAACGTAGTACCCGGTGTTGTTGCTGTCGTAGAAGATGGGGGCGCGTAGAGAAGAGTCCGACTGCAGGTAGTTTCTTGGAACTTGAATAATACCGTTGTGGTCGATCGACATCGAAGTCTTTGAACCTGTTGCAAACGAGTCCGTCGTTCCAAAATACATCTTGGTGCCGTACGCACCAGATGACTGAACATAAATGCCTGCCTGCGCACTGGTTCCTGACCAGCCCCATGTAATGCCCTGCGCGTTATCCGCAGCACTAGACCCCGAAAAAGCAATACCGTAAGTTGCCAGACCGGGGGTCGTGGTATTGATGGTTGTTACAAAGCTGGACTGAATTCCTGTTGACGTAGTGGCGCTTACTGAGGAGGTAGAGCCTGCGCTATCTGCAACCCGAGCAGAGTCCACGCGAACGCCGTAAGTGTTTGCGCCATTCCAGCCCATCAGTGTTGGGTATGACCCCGCCCAGTTGTTCTGCGGATTGGTGTTATTGCAAGCCGTTCCGCTTGGTGTTGTGCTGTTGGACGCATCAAAGATGACGTGGCTGTTGCCGTAGTTCTTCCAAGCCATCAAACCGACGACGTTACCAAGAACACCCGTGCCGCTCCAGTTCGATTGGCCGCTGGACAGTGCTGTGGCTGTTGCGGCGTTGCCGGTAGTGGAGCCAGAAGAGCCAGTGACGTTACCCGTGACGTTACCCGTGACGTTACCAGTCAAGTTGGCCGTAACGGTGCCTGCGCTGAAGTTGCCCGAGCCGTCTCGTGCGACGACCTTGCCCGCTGTGTTTGTTGTGGTGGCATCAACGGCCAGTGTGCCGCTCGTTGTGATCGTGCCGCCAGTCAGGTAGGAGCCTGCGGCCACCGAAGTGACCGAGCCATTGCCTGTACCAGCGCCAAGGTTTGCCCGAGCAGTTGCCGCGTCTGTTGCGCCTGTGCCACCGTTGACAATCTGTAGCGTGCCGCTGATGTGCGTTTGCAGGCCGATCTTGCCCCAAGCTGGCGCAGTGCCCACGCCGCCAGAAATTAACGCATTGCCTGTGGCTACACCCGCGAGCTTTGTGAGAGACGTTGTTGTGCCCGCATACAGAATGTCGCCAACAGCATAAGAAGACTGGCCAGTGCCACCGTAAGCAGCAGCAATAGTGCTGCCGTTCCAAGTACCAGCAGCGAGAGTACCAACTCCAGTGATGCCAGTGTACGAGCCGTTAAGACGCGCAACAGGGAGCGTGCCCGATGTGATGTTTGCTGCATTGGTGGTGTCCGTGGTTGCCGATGGAGCAAGGCCGGATACGGCTGCCGCAGCGATGGCGATGGCCGTAGGGGTGACGGAAGTTACCTGCCCCTGTGCGTTGGTCGTGATGATGGGGACAGTGCCTGCGCCGCCGTACGTACCCGCTGTGCCTGTGTTCGTGATACTGAACTGCGTGCCGCTGAGCGTCAGGCCAGTACCGGCCGAGTAAATCTGCGCAGAAGAAATCTGCGCAAACGTGATGTTGGTCGTGCCAAACGTGATGACGCCGCTTGTGTTGCAGGTGTAGGTCTCGCCTGCGCCTGTCGCGCCTTGTTGCACAAAAACAGTAGAGCCTTCGCTCAATCCCGCTGCGCTGTTGATGACGTACGTGTCCGCATCGCTGGATCGGGTCAGGACCCAGTTGGTCGAGCCAGAACCCACGTCGGTGACGACATAGATACCGTTCTGCGTCTGAGTGGTTTGCTCATACACCAACACGCGGTCGTTGACCGCAACAGTGATGCCGTCAACCTCCAGCGCCGCTTGGGTTCCAGCGTTGGTCAGCGTTGCGCCCACACCGGATGTGCCGTTGTTGTATGTCGCGTTCAGGTTGATGGGAGACTCAACCCGCACAGGCTGATGAAAGTGGATGCCCGAGGCCACCAAGGTGTCCACGTAGGTCTTGTTGGTGATGTCGTTCCCGCTGGTCGGGGTTGTTGTCAACGTGCCAGCCGTGATGTTGGCTGTGGTGATGTTGGCGGTGCTTGCGCCCAACGTGCCGATGTCCAACACGGATACCGCTGAACCCGCTGCGTCCAGATACACCGAGCGCTCTGCCGGGTAGGTACAGAACACGTCCTTGGAGCCTGCGGCAAAGTTCACCTTGCTGCCGGAGTTGCTGGACTCCAGCACCGTGTCACGGGTCAAGGTTGGGCCGGTCGAGGAGTAGGTACCCACGCCCACTTCCCAGTCACCAGTGGCTTGATCGACAGCGGCGTAATACGTGGTGTTGGTGTTGCCAATCACGGCAAAAGTTTGAAACCCTGCGGCAGCGCCGCCCAGCACAAAGTCGGCCGTTCCGGTCGTTGTGGAGCTTTCTTTTACCCGGTCTTTGACAGTCAGTGCCATACGTTACTCACGATTGTGTTTTTATTACAACCCAAGAGTTGGGCTGCGCGGTGTTAAGTGTGTTCCAACCGGGGTTCTGTGCATCGGCTGCTGTCGCCCAGTTAGAAACCTGCGCATTTTCAATGGTCCCCCACGACGCGGCCTGTGAATCGCCCAGTTGCGCCCAATCAGCGTTCTGCGCGTCATTGATTATCTCCCAGAGCAACCGCGCTGTGATCTGATCCACAGCCACAGCCCCGTCGGTCATCGTAGCAAAAAAGACCGCAAACGCCAAGACGGAATCCGCTGCTGCAACGGTCTCGGAAACAGGCGCGTTAAAAACGGAAGGGGCCACCACCGTGCTGTCCTGCGCGGCCAAGAACTCGTCAATGAAAACAGCCCAGTCCACCTGCGCGGCCACGGTTTCAGACCCTGCAGCGCCCTCGCTCATGGATATGTTGTAGGTGGTTGTTGGAGCAAGTGTCTCGCTGCCTGCGGCCTCGTCCACAAGACTGACTGGGAATGTGGCAGCGGCGGAAACGACGTCTCGGCCTGTGGCCGCCGACGAAAGGCTGCTTGCAAAATCTACCCGCGCAACCGCTCGATCTACCGCGTTTGACCGCTCGCTAACAGCTGCATCAAAGTCAACCAACGACGAAATGGTGTCTGCACCATTGGTGAGTTCCTCAACCAGTACCGCAAAGTCTGCAAGTGCCGCAAACGTGTCCGCACCTTGCGCGGTGTCTTGGGCTACGGCGTTGAAAACAGAAGCGGCGACTGACGCCGTGTCACTGCCAGTAGCAGTTGCGGAATGTAAAACGGCAAAGTCAACGGACGTGGCTGACTCAAAATCGGTAGCGGTTGCTGCAGCTAAAACAGCCGCATCAAAAACAACCCCTCCAGCTGTGGCTGAAAAAGGGGCTGCTGAAAAAGCGCTACCTGCAAACACAGGCCCCGCCTATTACGCTGCGTCGAGGCTGAACGTGTAGGTGACGTTCAGGGTGTCGCCCGACACGACGGTACGGTCGCCGGGGGACTGGAAGTCAGCTTCAGAGAACAACACGCCCGAAGTGCCGCTGGCCACTGTGCACAGGAACGCACCAGCGACTACGCCGCCAGCGCCAGTAATGCTGAACTGTGCTGGGGAAGCACTGTTACTGATAACGGACGGGTCGGCCGTTGTGGCTGTGCCAAACGCGACGGCTTTGCGAGAACCGGAATAGTCGGTGTACTCGGTCCAGCCTGCGTGAGAAGCCAGTGTATCGGCCGCAGCATACGCAGTGCCGGAACCGGGGCCGAGCACCAAGCCGAGGTAGAACGCGGCCGTGTAGGTTGAGCCCTTGAAGTACTGGGTGTTCATGTCCTGCAGGCCCTGATTCACCACAAGGTTGTGCATACTGTCTTCCCACTTCAGATTGCCGTCTTTGTCGAGGCACTGAACGTGGAACACACCGCCGCCCTGAGCAGCGGAGCCAAAACCTGTTTTTGCAACCAAACCTGCAGCTGCAGCGTCGCCGGAATGCGCTTTTTCGTTGAACATCTCAAACCCCTTATGCGAAACGGATGAGCGCAGCGTCAGCCGTATTGGCCGGTGTCTGCACGGTGAATGTTGTGGTGGTCGTTTTATCCGACCCAAAGTCCAACACCGCCACAGCGAGGTTGCCAAGGCTTGTATTGTAGATGAGCGCACCGCGAGCCGTGAAGTTGGCGGGGTTCCAAACCACGTTGTCAAAGTCGAGGTATGCGGTTGTGCCCGAGGTCAACACCGTCACGTTGGTCAGCGTGTTACCGCCAGCGGTGTAGCCTGTGCCCACAACTTCGTTGGACGTGGAGTACACCAGCGTGCCTGCGTTGAGGTCTGCGTTGGCCGTGTACAGCGCCATTTTGAGCGTGCCAGTGGCCAAAGCCTGCAGGGCAACCAGCTTGGCCTGCGTGGTGAGAGTTTGGTCAAACGCCATATCAGTTCACCGGTTGTCTGTACTGGCCAGAACGGTACGCGTCCTGACGCTCCATACCATCGCCCAGACGTTTTGCCATGCCCAGTGCTTCTTTGTACTTGCCGTCGTAGAGCGCAACCATGTCCGCTTCACCCTTCATGAACGTGACAGCCTCGACCAGTGAGCCGTACAGCAACACGGAGTCGAAATTGTCACCCAACCACGTCTGGCCATCTGCGGCCACTGTGATCGACTCAGGGTAGTAGTAATAATGCAGCTCGACGTTGTACACCGCGTCGGGGGTCGGGCCAAGAATAAACGTCAGCTCATCCGTGATGAGCGGCGTCGCGTCGCTGGTCGTTGTCGGGCCAAACAAGGCGTAGTACTTGGGGATCGCCGTCGATGTCGGGTTGGGGTACGCCTGCCGGATGAAGTTCACATCCTTGTTCAGCAAGAACTCGTAGTTGCCCGTTGCGTCAATCACGGCCAGCGAATACACCGCCAAGAAGTCGCCCGGGCACGACAGGTACTTGTTGTTTGTCGAGGTCACGCCCGTCACGTTTTTGCGAATCGACGGAAACTGCACCGTGTTGAAGATGCGCTGCTCCGCCTGCTTCACGAACACTGGGATGTTGGAAACAAAGTCTTGGTCGAAGTTCTGCGTGTAATCGCAGATCGCAGCGGTCAACTGGGTGTAGTTCATGTTCGTATCAGGCCATTGGGCCGCGAGCCATCACGCCTTTTGTGGCTGCGCCAGTGCCACGGATTTTGATGCCGGAGGTCTTGGTGCCCGGGTACTCGTTGCTGTGGTTGTTGGCCACGGACACGTCGGTGTCCCCCATGTGTTTCATGGCGTTGACCTTGGGCAGCACCGCCTGTTTAGGGGCGGCTTTGGTTTTTGAGGACGTTGCCATGATTACCCCTTGGCTTTTTGATTGGCGACCTTGGCCAAGTTACGGCCCATTTTCAGCATGTCGCTGTTGGTCTTGCCACCAGCGCGGAGCTTCGTGGGTTTTGCACCGGGGTGCATGTTGGCTTCGTGCTTGCGAACTGCTTTCTTTGCGTCCATGATGAACTCCTTAAGATGTTGAGATTGTCACTTGGCCGACTGCTCCAGTCAACACCAAGGTGTTAGGGGTCAAGCCGTCGTCAAAAAATCGAGACCCGCCCACCGGGGCCCAGCCCCACTGGATGTCACGGCTGCCGCCTGTTGGAAAACCCGCTACGTTGGGTCCGGCCGTCACGTACGTTGTGTCCCTGCGGGGGTTGCGCACGGCTTGAGGGTCGTCCACTGGGTACATGCCCAACTGCAACTGCGGCTGATCTGGGTCCCAGCACGAGTCGCAGACCAAGAGGTTGTAGGTCTTGGTCTTGATGATTTCCTTGCGCAGCGACGTGAGCTTGAAGCGGAAACCACAACGATCGCACTGGGCGATCGAGTTCTTGGCGCTGGCAAACCGGTTACCCATTTAGGTACCGCTTCCAATGTACTGGCGGCGGGGCACAAAACGTACCGCTGCCTTTTCGCGATCTTCGGCGCTGGCCAAATCCCATGCTTCGTCGTACTGCTGCTTGAGAATCACCAAACGCTCTGTGCCACCGGGCACCTTCAGCGCCAAGTAGTAGGCCAAGCCCGCCACCATGCAGGGGATGAACCGGAAAGGCATGTCCATGGTGTTGATGCCATCGCCCGCATTCTGGATGCGCTTCAAGCGCCAGTACACGAAGGTGTACGGCTGGCTGTTGTCTGGGATGGGCCACACGGTGATGCGCGGTGTGTTCAAGCGCTCGATCCAGACTTGGATGGGTCGGGCTTGCTGCAGCTTGTTGGGGATCGTGGCGTAGGTAGAAACGCTGATACGCGTAATGGTCAGGTCTGCCTGTGTGGCTGCGCTGCCCGCGCCCGTGCGGATGACGTGCTCCAGCAAATCGACTGTGTCGGCCGGAAGATCGTACGTGGCCGTGCCTGCCACCAACGGGATCGAGCCCTGCTCGAAGGTCCACATGTTGATGCCACGGTTGGCCCAGTCAGCGAACATCAAGTTCAGTGACCGGCGAGCCGTGCGCAGGTCGTAGCCTGTACGCATCTCACCACCGACGCGCTCGAACGCCTCCTCAACGATCTCAGTCAAGTCGAGGTTGAAGTTTGCTACGCCGGATGTTGCCATGGTTTACTTCTTTGCTGTTTTGGCCGAGTCGATGAACGCCTGCGCGGTCGGAGCACCTTTTTGCCCCGGCTTGCGCATCTTGGCCCCACGAGCACGCTTGGCGTTGATGTTGGCGTAAAGCCCCACCTTGCCGCCTTCAGCGTACTGCGTGAAGTCAGTGTCATCCCGGCGAGCCTTGCGGACGCCCTTGGGCATCTTGGAGGGGGCGATCGCCCCCATACCGCGACTGGCCATCATGTCAGATCAGCAGGCTTTGCCGCCGCCAGCCATCTTGACCATCTTGCCCTTGGTGTGGCCCTTGGACACACAACCATCAGCGCGGGTCATGCCGCCGCTTGCCATCTTGGCCATCTTGGCAGGCTTGCCTGCGGCCTTACCGCCTGCTTTGTTCTTCTCGATCATTGCTTTGAAAGCGGGGTTCATTTTTGTAGCCATGGTGTACCACCTTTGAAAATGCGGGTTCAACCGCTGTTGAAAACTGTTTACTCTTGCCCGGCATCGGGCTTCTTCCGGCGGATGATCTCCGCGAAAGGTTTGCCGGTGACCATTTCTGCAATACGCATCAACGTCCAGACTGCACCAATCAGACCAAACACAGGGGTCAGCATTTGCAAAAAGGACCCAATGGTTGCAAACACAGAAAGAATGTCCAGCGTGTTCTTTACGGTGTCGTGGTTCTGCGTCATGTCAGCACTTCCATCGGGCCAATGAAGCCGCCTTGCGTGTGGGTTTGCCGCTCTCGTCTTTCATCGGGCCGGGCATGCCCGACATCCGTGCGCAGAAAGACTTTTTACGTGGGCCCCCCTCGGGCTGTGGAGCCTTCAGGTTACTGCCGGTTTCCCGGTTGTATTTTGCCCGGCCCTTTGCCGTCAAGCCCGCACCTTTGGAGACCGGCAGCTTTTCGCCACGGCCAACCGCAAGAGACGGACCTTTCTTCTTGGGCGCTGCTTTAGGCATAAAACACCGTGATCTTGGCGTTGGTCAGAGCAACATACGCGTCGGTCTGAAAAACGATACCGTCGGCCGGAATGACCATTGAGAAGGTCTCGCCGTTGGCAGTTGTGTTGATCGTCATGATCGTCGTGCCGCCCGATCCGCCGTCCTTGAAGACAACAGAACCTGCGCTGGCACCCGGCTCAATCAAAGCGCCACGAATACGTGTGCGCTGGTTGAACGCAGTGCCAGACGCCGCCAACGACACGGCTTTGATGTCGGTTTGCATACCCATAATCAATCTCCTTTAGAACAGGGGCCGAAGCCCCCGAGATCAATTAACCGGCGGAAACTTTGAGGGTGCCTGCGTCGTTCCACAGACGACCAGCAACAGTAGGATCACTTGTTGGCAGTGCGGTCATGGAGATGGATGCGTTGGTCAGCGATGCGACGCCCGAAGCTGTCAGCGTGGTAGCTGCAACAGGACCTGCAACAGCGCCGGTAACTGCGCCGATGAAGCCGTTTGTCGAGGTGACTGGGCCAGAGAAGGTGGTGCTTGCCATGATTTTTTCCTCATGCGGTTAAGGCGTATCTGTCTGCATGACGTCGGCCCGGAGCCGTCAGATACACCGGAGAGTCCGGGAGTTGGTGCAATATACACCAAAAGAAAAAGGGGCACAAGGCCCCTTTTTCAATCGACTGCCGAAGGGCGGTCTCGTGGGCTAGGCCCACGCGGATTTTATCAGGACGAACCCGAAGAACCCCAGATGCCCAACGGATCGGACCAGCCGAAGCTGTAACGCTCGCGGGCCTTGTAACGGACGTTGCCGGTATCGAAGTCACCGTCCATGGAGGTGGACAGAGCGGTACGCTCGAAGTGCTTCAGACCGTTTGGCACGTCTGTAGTCAGGAACCAAGCGTTGTTGTCGGTCAAGAAGTGGTTGACGGTGTAGCCGCCAGACACTGTGCCCATTTGCTTCAACGCGTTGATGTCGTTGTCGGCAGTGCCAACACGCAGCTCGGTGTCCAACAGACGCTTGGCCACGAACATCAAGGCTGGTGGGATCACCAGTTTGACGGGCTTGGCAGCGATCAACAGACCACGTTCGTCCACCCAAGCAGCGATCTGGATGGTGGCGTTTTCCAACGAAGTTTCGTTGAGGTCAACACCAGTGGTGGGGCTGTTGTAGTTCACACCGCCGCCAACCAGAGGGTGGCCGACGCGAGTACCGGAGCTGTTGTTGCCGAACAAAGACACGCCGTCGCCGCCGAGAGCGGAACCAGCAAAGCCAGTGTTCAACACCGAGGCAGCTTTGACCTGCTTGGTGTAAGCCATACCGCGAGCCAGAGCCTTGGTGTAGC